TTATTGATATTATTATGTTGCATCTTGCAGAAGACCAACAAGGATATCAAAACTTTGAAAAATTTGGTGGGTTACCTTCTACTAAGTCTTTTGGCACTAGCCCAACTGGTGATATAAAATTTACTACTACTGGTGCTGGGGCAGTAGGAGACTCTTACCAAGTGGTTCTTAGAGTGTCTAAAGATTATTAAGGAGAATAAATATGGCTCAAGTATCTTCAATTAGTAGGGTTGGAACTACTGAGCCATTTTATCTTCAAGTAGCTCGTAATCAAATATCATTTCACAAAAGTATTTTTAAATTTGGTAATAATACAAGTGTTGGAAATACTTTAGAAACAGTATGGGCAGAAGGTGGTCTTTATAGTTATCTAACTTCTGCTTCTGTACTAAAAGTCTCTAGTTCTTCAACTGCAGATACTTCAGCAGGAACAGGAGCAAGAACTGTACAACTTTTTGGCTTAGATACAAACTATGATGAAATAAACGAAACAGTTACTTTAAATGGTCAGACTGCAGTAAATACAACTAAAGAGTATTTAAGAATCAATAGAATGGTTGTTAGGTCTGCAGGAACTGGTGGTGCAAATGCAGGTGTTATATATGCAGGCACAGGTACAGTTACAACAGGTGTTCCTGCTAATGTTTATGCTTCTGTAAATGGAGTAACAGGAGCAAATCAAAGTCTGATGGCTCTTTGGACAGTCCCAGCAGGATACACTGCTTACATTCTTCAATATGATATATCTAATGGAACTACTTCTAATACTCCTGCAGTTTGTAAAATGGTACTAGCAGTAAGACCTTATGGAGAAGTTTTTCAATCTAAAGATGTTAAATCTTTAACAACAAGTATGCACGTTGAAGAAACATTTTCAATTCCTTTAAAGGTTGAGGAAAAATCAGATATTGAGGTAAGAGCATTATCTTCTTCAGGTAGTGTCAGCTTTGATATTTCAGCAGCTTTAGAAATTATATATATTAAGAATGAGACATTGACATGAGTACATCAGGCACATATGACTTTTCTATGGACATAGATGAAGTCATTCAAGAAGCAATGGAAATGATAGGTGGTGAGCCTACACTAGGACATGAACCTAAATCTGCAAGAAGGTCAATTAACTTACTACTATCTGATTGGCAAAACAGAGACATAATGTTATGGACTGCAGAAACTTCTGTGTTTACAGTTTCTGTAAGTACAACTACATATTCACTTGCATCTTCAAGCATTGACGTATTAGAAGCAGTTGTTAATAGAGATAATACTGACATACAGTTAGAACGTATATCTATGCAAGAATATTTAAAGATACCTAATAAGAGACAAACAGGTAGACCTACTCAGTATGCAGTAAGACATGAAAGAGATAACCCTGTAGTCTATCTCTGGCCGCTACCTGAAAATTCTACAGACCAAGTAAAGATAGAACTTATAAGATATATGCAGGATGTTAATAAGTCTGCAGTACAAACAGCAGATATTTCAAGAAAGTTTTTACCATGTTTAAGTGCAGGTCTTGCATATTATATGTCAATGAAAAGACCTAATGTAGACATGAATAGAATTACAATGATTAAAACAGAATATGAAGAAAGACTTGCAAGAGCTTTAACTGAAGACAGAGAAAGAGCAAGTCTTTTTATAACACCAAAGATTAGTATATAATGGCTACAAATAAAAATGTATATGGTTTGTGTGACACTTGTGGTTTTAGATATAAGTTAAGACAGCTTAAAAAAACCAGTTATGGAACAATGGTATGTCCTCAAGATTATGATGGAGCATATGATTTAAAGAACCATCCACAAAATAAAAGTCCACGAATACAAGAAAACTTTTTTATTAGAGATTCACGACCTGACCCTAGAACAGATATACAATCTAATTGGGAGTCATTAGAACAAAATTGGGAAGATACTAACAATGATTGGAATACAATATGAGTAATTTTACAGGGCAAAAAATTGCAAATACTTATAAACAATTACTTCAAGTTAATACAAGTAACTCAGATTTAAGTAGCACTTTAATAACTGTAGAGACAGGAGCAGGTAATGCAACTCCACTACAACTTGCAACAGACAAAGTTAATATTAATGGAACATTTCAATTAGGTGGAGAAACTTTAACTGCCAATGTTTCTGCATTAAATAACATTGCAGACCTTTCAGGTATTACAGGAATTGTTGTAGGAGATTCAGGAAGTCTTTCAGGAAGAACTCTTGTTGGTGGAAGTCCTATAACAATTACTAATGCTAATGGTACTGCAGGCAACCCTACTATAAGTCTTGCCACTACAGGGATAACTTCTGCAACTTATGGACCATTAGCTAGACTTAATATAGATACATATGGAAGAGTTATAGATGTAAGTATTGCAACTACAGTTTCTGCAAATTCATTTATAGGTGGAGTTTTTAATGGTTCTTCTCTTACTGTAGAAAACGATACTTCTATTGGTGGTGATGTAGTTATTCAAGGCACTACTAATATGAAGGCAGTTAGTGCAACTGATGTAACTTTAAATAATCTTACTGTCGGAACTAAAATAACTGCAGCAACAGTTACTGCAACTACAATAGAAACAAGTGTATTAAGAGCAACTAAAGCAAGTATAACAGATTTAACTGCAGACACTTTAAGTTTTGATAGTGTGTCTGTTAGTTCTATAAACACAAATATTGTTAATGTTGTTAGTTCTACAAACTTATCTGATAATGCCACTCTTAATTTTGGTGATGATAATGATTTAATTATTCAACATAATGGAGTTCATTCTGTAATTAAAGAAGCAGGAACTGGTGATTTATTTATTCAGAGTAACAGAATAAAATTAACTAATACTGGTTCGTTTTCAATGCTTACTCTTGCAGATGGACAAGACGCAGAGTTTCCATATGGTGTACAAGTTAGTGGTACAGTAAGTGCAACAAGTTTTGTAGGACCTACTATTACTTCTATTAATAATGTAATAGCTAATGTAAGTGCTTTAACACAAACTAATCTTGATGCAGTTACATCTATTAATACAGTTATAGATAATCTTAGTGCAACTATAGCAACAAGTATTGATAATAGAACTCAAGCAATTACAAGTATAAATAATGTTATTACAAATCTTAGTGCCACATTTGCTACAAGTATTGATAATACAAATACAAATGTAACAACTAATATAAATGCCATTACAAGTATTAATACTGTTATTACAAATCTTAGTGCAACAATGGCAACGAGTATTGATAATACAAATACAAATGTAACAACTAATATAAATGCTATTACAAGTATTAATACTGTTGTAGCTAATTTATCTTCTACAATGGCAACAAGTATTGATAACACTAATGGTGCAGCTCTTGCATTTGCTATTGCATTAGGATAAAACATCAAGTATAATATAATATAATAAGGAAAAAGAAATGGCAAACTTATTTTTATCAGAAACAAATGCAGGGATTGGAACATCGTCTGCTACCATATTAACATGTGGTGCTGATACTGAAACTACCATTATAGGTCTTAGTATTTCTAACATAGTTACAAGTCAAATCACTGTAGATGTACAGCTTGATGCTTCAGGTCGTACTAGTGGTACAGAAGACAGTGTATACATTGTTAAGGATGCACCTATACCTGTAGGTGGTTCATTGGTAGTTGTAGGTGGAGACCAAAAACTTGTATTAGAACCAGGAGATGCAGTTAAAGTTACATCTAGTCAGGCATCTTCTGCTGATGTTGTTCTGAGTCATCTAGATATTACAACATAAGGGGTAACGTATGACATACGTAGGGAAAAAACCTGCCGATATAATTGCAACTGCTGTTGACACAACTACAGGTACGTTTAGTGGTGACCTGACAGTAGACACAAACACACTTTATGTAGACTCAGCTAACAATAAGGTTGGTGTGGGTACTGTAAGTCCTCAAAGAATCTTACATTTAAATGAAGCTACTAGTGGGTCTAATTATTTACATATTACCAATAGCACTACTGGTACAACATCCACAGATGGTTTGATATTTGGTATAGATGGTTCAGAGCAAGGTTATATTTGGCATTATGAAGCAAAAAACTTTATATTAGGAACTAATAACACAGAACGCATGAGAATAGACTCCAGTGGCAACGTGGGTATTGGTACTAGTAGTCCTAGTGTTGAACTTTCAATCGCTGGTTCTGACCCGCAACTTGTCCTTTGGGAGGGAACTGATGGAGCAAGTAGTTCAAAGGTTCAACTTGGAACGGGAGCTGTTCAAGGTTTTGTAAATATTCATAAGGGAGATGGAACAAGAACAGTTCAATTAAACTCTGATGGTGATACCTACCTTAATGGTGGCAATGTTGGTATTGGTACTAGTAGTCCTTCAGAAACACTTGAGATAAACAGTGGCATAGGAAACATTGGTGCAAAACTTGTAAGCACAGACAATTTAGCAGTAATTGCCTTTAAAGATAACAGCACAACAGATGTTCAGTATTTAGGTGCTAATGGTGATAACTTAGTGTTTCATGCAGGAACTACACCATCAGAACGCATGAGAATAGACAGCAATGGAAGAGCCTTAATAAATTTAACTGGAGAAGTTCAATCTTCTAATGCAAAGTTACAGATTAGCAATACTGCTGATGATGTTGTTTTAATTAACAGAACAAATGATGGTGACCAAATAACTTTTCATGTCAATGGAAACTCTGCATCAGGAAGTATTGGTACTTTTGATGCAGGTTACTTATATATTGCATCAACTCGTACAACAGATGCAGGTATAAAAATTGGTACATCTCGTGTTGTGCCGAGTACCACAACTGGTGCAGATAGGGATGATGCTATTGACTTAGGTTATTCTAGTGGTCGTTGGAAAGACCTCTACCTATCAGGTGGTGTAGTCTTTGGTAGCACTGGTGGTGCAGTAACAAGCAAAACTTTGGATGACTATGAAGAGGGAACTTGCACATTTACTTATACTGGAAGCAGTGGTAATCCCACTGTAACCTATGGTAGTGTTAGATATGGTTTTTATACAAAAATAGGTAGAAAAGTTTTTATTGAAGGAAGGATTAGAACAGATGCTTTTAGTGGTGGTTCAGGTTTACTTCAAGTATCTGGTTTACCATTTACTGTATCAAATATAGACCCAGACAAATACACTTCAGGTGGTGGTATAGTTTCAAATGATTTTGGTTCTAATCAGCCACATTCAACAATGGCAATAGCAGGAACTACATCATTTTACTGTATATATGGAAACTATAATGTAAATAATATTTCTGATTGTCAAGATGGTTCTAATAAAAATCAAATACAGTTTTCATTTTTTTATATGGCAATATAAATAGGAGATAAAAATGGCTTTAACAGAAGAGACAATACAAGACAAAATAGAAATCGTAGGTGACTACAAAATGGTTCAGGTGAGGACAGCAGTGGTTATCAAGAGAGATGGCACAGAGATAAGCAGAAGCTTCTCAAGGCACGTTGTTGCACCTAATATAAGTGCAACTGACTTAGCCAATGAGAGTACAGAAGTACAAGCAATATGTAATGCAGTACATACAGAAGCAATCAAGACAGCATATGCTACACATTTAGCTAACACACATTTAGCTAACCAAGAGGTTTAATTAATGGCATACATAGGAGTATCTCCTTCCAACGGAGTTAGACAAAAACATACCTATACTGCTACTTCAGGTCAGACCACGTTTACTGGTTCAGACAATGCAGAGAATGTTACGTTAAGCTATAGAGATAGCAACTACGTTGATGTATATAGAAATGGTGTTAAGCTAGGTGACGCAGATTATACTGCCACTAGTGGTACATCTGTTGTACTAGGAGAAGGTGCTGCTGTTAATGATATAGTAGAGATTGTAACATATGATGTATTCTCTGTAGCTGATACAGTAAGCAAGGCAGATGGTGGTACGTTTGATGGTAATGTTGCAATGGCAGGTACTCTTGCAGTTACAGGTGAGACTACTCTAAGTACACATCTTAACATGGGTGATAATGATATTATAAAAGTAGGTGACGGTGCTGACTTACAGATTTATCATGACCCATCTGCTCCCGGAGGAGCAACAAACTTTATAAAAGAAAATGGAGGAATCTACACTTTTATTCAAGGTAATACTTTAAGACTAAGAAATAGAGATGGAAGTAAAAATTATATTAACATGGTTAGTGGTGCTGGTGTTGATATATACTACGATAATGCACCCAAACTAGCCACCACCTCAACAGGCATACAAGTAACAGGTAACATAGCTAATGCTAGTGGTGATTTTACACTTGATGTAGCAGGAGATATTACTCTTGATGCTGATGGTGAAGATATAAGATTAAAAGATGGTGGTTATGAATGGGGTAGATTTACTCATACAGGTCATTTTGGGATACAAAATCCAGTCAGTAATGCAGACATACAGTTTTTTGGCAATGATGGTGGTGCGACTATTACTGCTCTTACACTTGATATGTCAGATGCAGGTACTGCTACATTTAATCACGATATAAAACTATCTGATAATGCAATTATTGATTGTGGTGGAAACCTAAGATTAGATGCTGAAAATGCAAATATAATTTTTCAAGATACTGGAACAGCTTATGGAAAAATATTTAAAAGTAGTGATGACTTTGTAATAAAATCAGAAATTAATCACGGAGACATAATTTTTCAAGGATTTTATAATGGTTCTACTATAACTGCTCTTACCCTTAATATGGGAATTGATGGTACTGCCCAGTTTAAGGATAAAATACAATGCAATTCTATAAATACTGGTTCTTCTACTGGAAGTTTAACAATGTTTGGTGGTGGTACAAACAAGGGTGGTACGATTGAGTTATCAGGTGGTAACAATACTGGCTCAACTGGAGCAGGTATTGTATTTAAAACTGGTGCTTCTACTAGCAGTCCTTCAGAAAAAATGAGGATTGACCAATATGGTCATGTAACTATGCCAAATCAACCTGCTTTTCAAGTTTATGGTAATACAAATACAAGCATTTCCTCATTAGCAACTTACACAACAGCTATTTTAAATGTCGAAGTATTTGACCAAAATGGCGATTTTAACACAGGTAATTATAAATTTACAGCACCTGTTACTGGCAAATATCAATTAAATGCAATTGTTAGGTTAGATGATTTACAAAATGATTCTACTTTTTATATAGCACAGATAGGAACATCAAATAAAGAATATAAAGTGATTTTAGATACAGATGTTTTTAGTGCTGATTTACAATATCACACATTTACAATTAGTGTATTAGCAGATATGGATGCAAGTGATACTGCAGAAGTACAAGTCTATCAAAATTCTGGAACTTTAGGAAGTTCTGTAGTAATAGGAAATCCAAATTACACAATTTTTTCAGGCTACTTAGTAGCATAAGCCAAAGTGAAACAACGTAACATAAAGGAGTTATAAAATGGCAAACCATACAAAGACAGTAACATTAACAGATTTACAACAGAAGATTTTATCTAATGATTTGTATAACGACACAGACAATGCAGGAATAGATACTTGGATACAAGGTGCTGTAGATGGCAAGATAAACAACTGTTGGAAAAGATTTCAACAAGAGTGGACTACAAAACTAATGAACGACAGTAGCTTCACAGACCCAATACCATCTAATCAAGCAGACTTTGTTGCACTTGTAACAGCAAGAAGCGACTATCAAAATCGTAAACAACGTGATGATGCCAGTAATATAGGAGAATAAAATGGCAGTAACATATACTTGGTCAATAGTTGATATGGAAAGACAAATAACAATGGGCGATAAGTCTGATGTTATTACACAAATAACATATAAACTAGATGGCACAGAAACAGTAGATGGTACAGAATATACTGGCTCTATAAGTGAAACTGTTAGTGTTGAACTTGGCAGTCAACCATTTCAAGAATTTAGCTCTGTAACAGAAACAGATGCAATACAATGGGTAAAAGATAAGTTAGGTGCAGATGGCATAGCTAATTCTGAGTTAAATGTGTCTAATCAAATAACTGAATCACAAACACCTATAACAGCAATGGGATTATCTTGGTAATTTAGGAGTAATACATGACAAGAGCAAAAGACATATCCAAGATAGTCACTGATGCAGACCTCAGTGGTACTCTTGATGTAACAGGTACAGTGACGGCAGGTGGGCTGACTTTAGCTCCTAGTCAAGTAATTAATTTAAATTCTGGTGCAGATTCTTTTGATGATATATTTCGTAATGACTCAGAAAACGCAACAATTATTAATGCTAGAAATAATGTTAGAATAAATTTAGATTCTAATAGTGATAGCACAAGTGCTGAATTTGTTATTGGGTATAATGGCACAAACACAACTACAGCAAAGGCTTTATCTGTAGGTGAATCAGGTGACATCAGCTTCTACGAAGACACAGGCACAACACCAAAGCTATTTTGGGATGCTAGTGAAGAGGCTTTGGGGATTGGTACAACGACTCCATCAACATTAATACATCTAGAAAGAGGCTCAACTGGTGCTGGTGGTGGTAGTAATGCAGGTATAACTATGACCAACAAGTTTGACTCTCCTGATAATAGTTGGTCAATCACTCCACAAAGAACTGGTGTTAGTAATACAGGATTACAAATAAGAGATGAGACTGATAGCAGAACAGATATGGTGTTTGATGGCTCAGGCAATGTTGGGATTGGTACTAGTAGTCCATCTGATAAACTACATATTAAAGATGCGTCTTCAACAAACGTAATCATAGATGCACCAACAGATAATGCTAGTTTAACTTTGCAATGTGGTTCTTCAGATGCAGGAGCAGAGGGTGCTTTTATAAATTTTATTCAAAATACAACCTCTAAATGGCAAGTGGGTATGAACACTGACAACACATTTAGATGGTATAATTATAATACATCTTCCGAAGCAATGCGTATAGACAGCAGTGGCAATGTTGGTATTGGTACTAGTAGTCCAGATGGTCGTGCAGACATTGCTCAAGACCAAAACACAACCAAGTTTACCGCACCTCACCTTGCCTTAACAGCTACTGGTACAACAGACACAACTGGGTTTACTGGTATATCTTATGCCACCTCTACTTTAACAAACTATGGTTGGACTGTTGGAGCATTAAGAGCAACATCTGGAGCTAATTCTGCTTTTCTTTTTACTCAACACAATGACAGTGCAAGTGGTACAGAACGTATGCGTATCGATGCTAGTGGCAACTTGTTGGTGGGCAAGACGGCTACAGGTGACACGACAGAGGGTTTTGAAGCCCAAGCTAGTGGACGCACGACAATCTGTAGAGATAGCGCACAGCCTTTAAATGTTAGCCGAACAGGCACTGACGGCACACTGATAGCGTTTAAGGCGCAAGGCACAGAAGAAGGTCAAATCACAGTATCTGGCACAACAGTTTCTTACAATGGTGGTCACTTAGCTAGATGGTCAAGATTACTTGATAACAGTAAAGACACAACCATAGTCAAAGGTACAGTAATGACTAACCTTAATGAAATGGTTGAGTGGGGTGACGAAGATAACGAACAGTTAAATAAAATGGCAGTATCTAGTGTTGAGGGTGATGCTAATGTTGCAGGTGTTTTTGTTAACTGGGATGATGATGATGACTGGAATGACATGAACATTGCAATGACTGGTGATATGGTTATCCGTATTGCTCAAGGAATAACAGTCGCAAGAGGTGACTTGCTAATGAGTGCAGGAGATGGCACAGCGAAACCTCAAGGTGACGATATAGTTAGAAGTAAAACAATAGCCAAAGTTACTTCTACAAACGTATCACATACATATGATGATGGCACATATTTAGTGCCTTGTGTGTTGATGGCTTGCTAACTAACAGGAGAATAAAATGGCAGTAACTTGGACAATCGCAAATATGGAAAGAGACTTAGTGCAGGGAGATAACACAGATATTGTGACTATTTTGCACTGGAGAGCATCTGATGAAGACTCAGATGGTAACACAGGGTCAGCTTATGGCACAGTCGGTGTAACACTTGTAGGTACACCAACACCATACGCAGATATCACAGAGACACAAGCTATTGGATGGGCTAAAGATGCACTTGGTGCAGAGCAAGTAACATCAATAGAAGATGGTATAGCTGCTCAGATAGCTGCAAAAGCAAACCCAACAACAGCAAGTGGAGTATCTTGGTAATGACTGAACAAAACAATGTAATCACTATTGATGGTAAAGAGTATAATCAAGAAGATTTATCTCAAGACCAGAACTATTTTATCAATCAGATAAAAGACTTACAGGCTAAAGGTGCAAGTTTAAGATTCCAACTTGACCAAGTAACTGTAGCTCAGAATGCTTTTACAAACTCATTGATACAATCTGTTAAGGGTGAAGAAGAAACTAAAGAAGAAAAAGCTAGTTAAATGGAAATAGATGCAATGTTATTCTGGAACATTATCTTAACAATGGTTGTTGTTCCTTTTGGTTGGGCATTTAATAAAATGTTTCAAGAGGTTAAACGTATACAAATACTTCTTAATAAGACAAGAGAAGAGTATGCACGTAGGGATGATGTGAAGGATGACATGCATGAATTAATGGATGCAATGAAAAGATTAGAAGATAAGTTAGATAAGATACTAATAGGGAGTAGATAATGGCATCTACATATACAAGTAGAATTAGGTTAGAAAAACAAGCAGATGGAGAAAATCCTAACTCTTGGGGTTTGATACTTAATCAAAATGTTATAGACTTAGTTGATGAAGCAGTTGCAGGTTATGAGGTTGTTTCTGTTTCAAGTGTTGCTGTTGCTTTAACAAGTCAAGATGGTTCAAGTGACCAATCAAGAAAGGCAGGTTTAAAAATAGAAGGTACACTAACTGCAGATGTAACTGTTTCTTTTCCTGCACAGGAGAAAACATACTTTGTTCATAATGGTACAACAGGTAATTATAATGTATTATTAAAAGCAGGAGCAGGTACTGCAGTTACTGCTACAAGTCAAGGTTTAAGTATGGCAGTTGCAACAGATGGTACAACTATTAATACTATGAAGTCTGAAGATAATGATTCAAAGATATATAATCCTTTTCTTGTTACCTCAACTTTAACTTCTACTGATACAGTAACACCAAGTGCAGGTAAGTCAATATATCAAAGAGTGGACACAACTGGAGGTGCAGTTACAATTACATTAGCAGTAGGTGATTTATCTATAGGTCAGTATATTATTGTTGATAAAATTGGAGGTAGTGCAGGTATGACTTTAGCTTATCCAGGAAGTTCTCAAGGAATAAGTTTAGGAGATTCTACTGAACTAGCTATGGCAATATATAATGGTACTGCTTTTTCTTTTGTAGAAACAGTTAAAGCATAGGTTTTATATGTCAATACCTTTAATATCTAATTTATCTTTTACTAAAGTTAGTTCAGCAGGAAATTTAAATGATAAAGTACCTGCAACTAGAATTAATTTACCTGTACAATATTTTAAAAATGTAGATAATATATCAGGCAATTTAACTTTAGATGATAATACTGCTCATAAAAAAGTAATATTAGATACACAAGATAAAACTATTATTAATACTTCAGGGTCACCTTTAACTAATGATAATCCAAATACAACTATGGATTTAAAAGGTAGTGGGAATATACAGTCTGAATTAAAGTCACATACTGTAACAGAAGCTGATGATGGATATACAGGAACTACAACTGTTACTGCTTTAAATGATTCATTGGTTATTGTAGATGATTCACATACTTATGAAACAACAGTAGTAGATGATGAAAGGTCTGCAGGAGCAGGGGTTGCATTTGGTGATGGATTAACAACTGTAAGAGACCCTTCTACAAATAGTAATCAAGGTTGGTTAGTTAATGAAACTTATTATACAACTGCATATACATCTCTTATAGGTGGTACATCTATGTCAGGTGCAAATCGTTCTGATTTTGCAATGTCATTTACACATGCTTTCTTAGAAGATGGTACACCTATTAGTGGAGCATTGACAGGTCCTGGAGGACCTAGTAGTTATGATGGTAGAACTGCACCTAACCCTTCAATAAATACAACACACAGTATTGGAGGAAGTACTTATAGATATATGAAATGGGATGATTGTATTGTAGGTGTTAATAATGGTAACTCAGGAGTTTTTGACTTTTATGCTTTTATAGATGTAAATACTGGTAAGTTAGTTTTTGCAATGAACCAAGGTCGTGGAGCATTTAACCAAATTAAAAACGTAGAAATAGTAGGTACTGTTAATGGAAGAAAAATTAGATTTACAAACAACTTATTAATACCTGCATTCTTAACAGGAGATAATCCTTTTACAGATGTGTCAGTTGATTCAAGTGCAACAGTAACTGCAACTAGAGATAGTACTGTAGGTTCATTTGAAATAACTGCATCAATTACAGGTAGTGATGGTGGTGGTCAACCTTATGCACTTGTGTCAGTTAATGATGGTGCAGGTAGCCTTAATACTACAGATTATACAGGAACATTTTCAGTAAGAGCATTTTAAATATGGCTTCAACAGATTCAAAACTAACCAAACTAAATTTTCTTCCTGGATTTCATAAGGAATCTACACAGTATGCAGAAGAAGGTAAATGGTTTGAAGGCAATAGGGTTAGGTTTAGAGAGGGTAAGCCTGAAAATATTAGAGGTTACACTAAACATAATACTGAAAATATAGAAGGTATTGCAAGAGACATACTTACATGGTCTGATAATGATACAAGAAAGCATATTATTGTTGGTACAAATAAAGAAGTTATAGTAGAAAAGGATGCAGTATTATATGATGTAACTCCTATTGTAAGTGTAGTTTCTGCTTCAGATATTTTTACTACAACTAATGGTTCTATTGAAGTTGTAACAAGTATTACAAATCATGGTAGAAGTGCAGGAGATAAATTTATTGTTGAAGGTGCAGATGCAGTGGGTGGTATAACCCTTGTAACACTTACACCTTATACTGTTACTAGTGTAACTGATATTAATGTTTTTACTTTTAATGCTAATACAACTGCAACAGGAACTGCAACAGGTGGTGGTACTGCAGTGTCAGTAGCTTATTTACTTAAAAATGAATTATCAGATAGTATTCAAGGTTTAGGATATGGTGCAGATATTTATAATGCAGGTACATCTACTACAGGAGTAAGAGGTTGGAATGATGCAGCAACTGCTTCAGGTATTACATTCCAAGGCTCTCAGTGGAGTTTTGATAACTGGGGTGAAGATGTTTTAGGATTAAGAAGGGGTGGTAATATTTATTACTATGATGCAGATGTATCTATAAGTCCTGAAAGAATGAAACCTATTACAAGTGCAACTAATGCACCACATGTAACTGCAACGTCTGCACCTACACAGTCTAACTTTATATTAGTTTCACCTAATGATAGACATGCCATATGTTTTGCAACAAATGAATTTGGTACAGGTGACTTTAATAGTATGTTAGTTAGATGGTCTGACCAAGAAGATTTTACTAATTGGACTCCTGCAATTAATACAACTTCAGGTGAAACTGCACTTGCAGATGGTACAGAAATTATAGGTGCAGTAAGAACAAGAAGTGCCATACTTATATGGACTGATAATGCTTTATATAGTATGTCATATATAGGTGGTCGATTTGTATTTTCATTTAATCAATTAGGAACTAACTGTGGATTGATTGCACCTCATGCGGCAATAGACTATGATGGTGTGTCATATTGGATGGGAGATAATAACTTTTATGGTTATGATGGTAGAGTACAAAACTTACCATGCACAGTAAGAAGACACTTGTTTGAAGATTTTAATAATACAAATAAAGATAAAGTTTATGCAGGTATTAATTCTGAGTTTAAAGAAATAATATGGTTGTATCCAAAAGCAAACTCTACTGAACCTAATGCATATATAATATATAATACTGAAGAAAAGACATGGGTATTTGGAGATAGTTTTTATACAACATTTAAAGACAGAACTGTGTATGAAAATACAATTACTACAGGAAAAGTTTCTGCAACTGCTGACACATTTTTATGGGATAATGAACCTGAAGATGTGTACACAGGAGATGGTACTGCATTAAGTTCTTTTCTTGAGTCTTCTTCTTTTGATGTAGGAGAAGGAGATAACTTAATGTTTTTAAATAGAATTATACCTGATTATAAATTTGACTCAGGACAAGAGATTGAAGTATATGTAAAGGTAAAAGAATTTCCTAGTGATACTTTTAAAATTAAAGGACCTTTTACAATAAATGCTAATACTAAGAAAGTAGATTTTAGAGCAAGAGGAAGGCAGGCATCTGTAAAAGTTTCTGCTACTAATGATGGTGCATGGAAATGGGGTTCTGTAAGATTGGCACTACAACCAGATGGTAAAAGATAATGGCTAGTTATCCACAGTTTACTGTATATAGACAGATACAAGATGTCAATGATATGTATGGAGAAATTGTTTCTTGGGGAAATAGATTAACATCTGAGTTAGAATTAAGAGATGACGAAGTAAGAAACCAAGCAGCAATAAGAGTAGAGGTTGTAACAACTGTTACAGAAATAGGTAGACCTCAAGCAGGTGACGTAGCTTTTTCTTCAGGAGAAAGTAAGTTTAAAGGTTATACAGGTTCAACATGGGTGGATTTTCATTAATGGATATACAAAGTTATTTTAATTTAATTAGTAATAGTACATTTGTAGACAATATAAATAAAGGTATTACACAAACTGATGACTACTTTGGAACAAAAACAATTCAGGGTATGGCATTAAACACAGGAATGTTGTATAATAAGAGTAATAAATTAGCTAGTAATATTAGTAACTTCCAATCTAACATGACTCAGGGTCAATCTAATTATATGACACCAAATAAAGCAGGTAAGATAAATGGCATACTTAACCAATAGACAAGCACCTAATAGTGGACTAGCAAACCTTCTTGCAATGAAAGGAAGAATGGGTGATACTGAATTAGTGCATATGTCTAAGCCTGAGATTGACATGATGGAAAGAATGGGCAAGATGACTATGAACCCTATGACAGGTTTACCTGAAGCATTTAGTTTAGAAGAAGAAATATCAGGACTTGCTTCTCTTATAAATATGCCAAGTGCAAAGACTGCAATGAATGACCTTATGGAATTTGGTAAAGAAAAGTTAAAGACTTTGACTATGAAAGAAATAGAAAAGGAAATGCCTAAACAGGACATGATGATGCCACCTATGCCACCACAACAGATGCCAATGCCACCACAGAAACAACAAGGTATTGCAATGTTGGCAGGTGGTGCAAGACCTAAAGATTATTTTGAAGGTCAGGTATATGATGACAGAGGTGATGGTATGTCTGATGATATAGATTTTAAAGTTGAGGGAGACCCTGTAATTAAGGGAGCAAGGTTAAGTGCAGATGAGTATGTATTGCCTGCAGATTTAGTTGCAATGTTAGGTAATGGGTCTTCTGATGCAGGTGCAAAAAAATTAGATAGCTTTACTAAAGAAATGAGAATGAAAGCTTTTGGTACAAGCAAACAACAAAAACCAATTAATGCAACAAAAGAACTAAAGGAAATAGTGTAATGGGATTTTTTGATTCAGATGTAGAATATCAGGGAGCTTATGATTTACCTACTGATTATAAATCAGGCTTGGCAGATATATTAGGTGAAGCTAAAAAATTATATGAAGCAAAAAAAGAAACAGGCTATCAAACTTATGAAGGTCCTAGAATTGCAGGCTTTACTCCTGAAGAACAAGCGGCAATGACAGGCATTGCAGGTTTGGTAGGTACAGGTAGACAATACTTTGACCCTGCAACTCAGTATGCTAAAGGTTTAGGAGAACAGTTTACTGCAGATACTGCTCAGTCATATATGAATCCTTATCAACAGTCAGTAGTAGATGTTGAAAAAAGAAAAGCAAGAGAAGACTTTGAGCAAACTATGCAGGGCATTGGAGCAAAGGCAGTAGGTGCAGGTGGTTATGGTGGTTCAAGACAGGCAGTAGTAGAGGGTGAAGCTATAGGTGACTTAGGTCAAAGGTTAGGTGATATACAGGCAATAGGTCAGAAGCAGGCATTTGACCAAGCTCGACAAGCATTTGAAGCTCAGAAGGCAAGAGAAAGACAGGCAGGTAGTGCATTGGCATCTTTAGGTCAACAAGCACCACAACAGGCTTTAAAAGAGCTTACAGCCTTATCAGGTGTAGGTGAAGCAGGTAGAGGTATGGAACAGTCTAAAATGGATTTAGCTTATAAGGACTTCTTAGAAAGACAAGGTTTTGCAGGTGATGCATTAGAGGAATATAAAAGTAGTTTATATAAATACCCATATCAAGCTTATCAAAAACAAACTCAAGGATTTTCAAAACCAAGTTCATTTCAAAATCTTATGGGTATTGTAAGTGCAGGTGCAAAGGTTGCTCCTTTTTTAGGATTTAAAGAAGGTGGTCATATTGCCTTTAGGTCTCAAGGTGGACTGTCAGGTTTAACTGCTAATTATGAAGATGGAACAGGTGCAAGCACTGTAGGTAGTGGAACATCTTATAAGCAGGGTCTTATGGATAGTTTAAAAAATATGATGAATTTATCTAGTATGAGCAGTGACTTAACTAGATTACAAGAGTTAAGAACTAAAATTGCAGAATCTAAAGCACAAAAAGAAATAGGTAAGAATACTCTTTTAAATGCAATCGGTGAATTTGCACAAGGAGTTGCTTCAAGTTACGACCCAACTAAACCTCAAACAATGGCAGGTTCATTAGCTGCAGGAGCAGGTGCAGTTCAAGAAAGACAAGACCCTGATATTATAAAAGCACAAACAGAAGCAGAAGCTTTAGAAAGTGGTATTAAAACTAAACAGGCAATGGCAGAATTAACTAAAGATTATATAAAAGCTGCTTCAGATTTAGGTACAGATTTTGAAGTTGCAGATTCAAATGATTTAAGAAAAGATGTTGCTTTAAAATTTGGTTATAAATTAAATGAAAATAAAGAAATTGTTAAGGAAGATGGTACACCATTAACACAACAAGCTTCTGATAAAGTTTTTAATATGTATAAGAAAGCATTAGATAAGTATTTAGCTTTTGGTGGAGGTGCTAAAGGAAAACAAAAAGCAGTTGAATTTATAGCAGGACAGTCTAGTTTGCTTACAGGATTAGATGGTGATAATAAAGGTAGTTCTTTAGATGATAAAGAAACACAAGATTATATAAATAAAGTAGAAAAAGAAATAGATTATAAATAATAATGTCAACAGAAGAAAAAAAATTACAAACATTTTTACCTGACCCCTTTTCTCCACTTGGAAGAACTGTAACTGCAGGTATAGGCGAAGCTTTGTCAGATGCTGCAGAAATGGGTAGTGATGCTTTAGAGCTTATCTATGGTAAAAAAAGAGCAGACATTATTGAAGATAAGTTATCTAATGTTGTTAATTTTTTTGATGAAAGTTTAGATAAAACTGAAGTAGGTAAAGCAACTAAGCAAGCTTTACAAAAAAGTTTTTATCCTACAGACTTATCTCCTATGCAAGAAGTAGGAAAGGAAATAGTTTCTTATGTTACTCCATACACAGGTGTAGTAAAAGCATTAAAACCTGTAACTAAAGTAATAAAGAAAGTATCACCTAGATTAGAAAAAGGTGTGAGGTATGGTACTGCAGGTGTTATTGCAGATGTAATTGCTAAAGATGAAAATGAACAGCACTTAAAACCTATAATGGAATTAGTTGGTGCAAAAGGTATTAGTGAAGAAGTAGATGACCTTGTAAATAAATTAGATATAAATCCTGATGATACAGTATCAGAAAGACTACTTAAACAAACTATAGATAGTGCAGGTCTTTCAGTTGCATTAGGTATACCTCTTGCAGTTATATTTAAAGTTTTAAAATATAGTGGTGGAAAAGCATTAGGTAAAGCTAAAGCAATTAAAAATAAAGTTGACACACCTGTAGCAAATACTTCAAATAAAATTGCAAGTGATGTAAAGGTTGTAGAACAAAAGCCAGGTAAGTATTTACAGCAGGGTAAAATAAGTTCTGTTTTAGGAAAAATAAATACAGGACTAGGTAGAATACTTACATCTAAAGGTGCAATGCCTGATGAATTGTTTAAGGCATACATTAAAAGAAAAACATATTCAGAAGCTAAAGAACTGGCAATAAAAAATAATTCTAAAAAATTAGAATCAGTTTTAAAAAACGCATCTAAAGGTTTAAATGATGCTGATAAACAAAAACTATTAGATGATACTAATGAGCTTCTTAAAACTAAACAATTTGTAAAGACAGGTGTAAAAAAATTAGATGGTAAGGTTATTGACCCAGGCACTATTAAAGAAGCTTTAAAATATAGTCAGCTTTCTTCTAGACTTCCAAATGAAATAGTAGATACTGTAACAAAGTTAAGGCAATCTATTGATAAAGAAAGTAAAAACTTAAAAGACTTAATGGGATTAAGTAAGAATAGTAAACTTGGTGCAGTTATAGATGCAAAAACAAGTTTAACAACTACTCCTTCTATTGAACTATATCTAACAAAAACTTATGACTTTTATACTAATCCTGAGTGGGTAAAAAAATTAAATAAGGGTTTAAAAGAAGCTAAGTCTTTTAGGGAAGGTGTTACAGATAATACCCATAATACAGAGGTTATAGATGTTATTAATAATATGAGAACACATCTTATTAAAAATAACAAATCTATTACTGAGAATAATGTTGATGGTATATTAGATAATTTTATAAATGATGTAACTAAAAAGAATAAAAATAGTTCTGGTTTATTTGCAAATATAATGGACTTTACATATGATGGTAAACCTATTAAAGTTTTTACTAAAAGAAAAGACATAGATGAACCTGTTGCAAATTTTTTAGGAGAAGTTAAAGACCCTTATAGAAACTATGTAGAAACAATGCGTAACCTTAATAAGTCTGTTGCAAAGGCACAGTACTTACAAGATATAAAAAAGTTTGCAGAAAAGTATGCAGGTAAAGATATTAAATTAGGTGGCTTTATTCCTAGTTGGATGGGAGTTCCTAGTCAAGTATCTAAAATAGTAAGAGATAGTGAAATAGGAACAAGTACTAAATTAGCAGACTTAGCTAAAAAAGAAATGGGTGCAATAGGAAGTGATGGCTCGTCTATTGGTCTTGGTAAATATAGTACAGATGATACTTTATATAAAATGATTGATGAAGGTATAGATGTTTTTGATAAGTATCAATCTGGAAATCTTTTTACTAATATATTTACTAGACCTGCAGGATATATACAGGCAACTGAAACTGTGTTTGACCAGACTGCACATGCAGTTAATGCTTTAGGAATGTTGCAAACATTAATTGCAAATGGACATATACTAAGAGGAAGGGAAGCTGCAAAATCAGCTAAAACTTTATATCAAAAATATGCAAATAAAGATAAAGATGCAATGAAGTTTTTTGAAAAAGCAAAACTTGCAGCAGTAGTAGACACAAGTGTTAATGCAGAAATTGTAAGAAAGAATTTAAATGTTCTTGATGAAGATTTATTAGCAAGAGGTAGTTATAAAGGAAAAGATTTAAAAGAAGGTGCAGGATTAACATTTAGAAAAGGAAAAGAAGGATTTAGAAAGTTTACAAAAGCAACTGCAGATGCTTATGGTATAGCAGATGACTTTGGTAAATTAACTGCATTACAGGCAGAAATTGCTTCTTATAGAAAAGCTTTTCCTAATATGTCTGAGGATGAACTTTTTGATTATGCTGCGGAAGTGGTAAGAAACACAATGCATTCTTATAGCACTGCACTTCCTGTAGTAAGAGCTTTATCAAGATTTCCTTTAGGTACTTATGCAACATTTCCTGCAGAAACTTTAAGAACAGGTAAGAATATTGTTATAAAAGGTGGACAAGATTTTTATAATGGTATATCAAATATTATTAAAGCATCAAAAACAGGAGATAAAGAGCTATTTAAAACAGGACTTGCATTAGCTCAAATAGGTTCAAGAAGATTAAGTGGAGCAATACTTGCAGGTGTAGGTTTAGACTATATGTTTGGTAATACAGACAAAGATGATATATTTGGAATGGGAGTTTCTAAAGAAGACTCAGAAGGATTAGATAACTTACTTAGTGAATGGCAACAAAATACAACAAAACATTTTAATACTCCTATATATGAATCAAGAGATGGAAACATATATACAAAGTTTGTAGATGGAGGTGCATTAGATACTTATGCATTTATAAAAGATGCAGCTAAAGCTATGTATGGAGCAGTTCTTGCAGGTGTAAATCCTGAAGACACTAATATTAAAGATGATTTTGATGTTGAATTTAATAAACTTGTATCTCCTTTTATATCTGAAAAAGCTTTAACAAAAAGAATGTTAGAAATATATCAAGGAAGAGATGAGTATGGCAGAGAAATAAACAGACTAGATTCTACTAGTGAACTATTTACAAAAGATTTAAATCCAGGTTTTGTAAAAAATATAGGAAAATTATGGGAAGATTATAATTCTGAAAAACATAAAGAAAGAAATGAGTTGCCTATAGCAGGTTCTAGCAAAGGTTATCCTGTAGTTTTTGAAGATACTGTATTCCATAATGCTACAGGTATTAGAAAACAAACTATGAATATTACTAAAGCTATAGGTCATTTTATATATAACCAACAACAAGAAACTAAAAAACCTTATGAAAATTATATTAAAACATTAAAAGAATTTCCAACAAAAGTATATACTAAAGAAGATGAGTTAAACATTTTAAAGGCATATGCAGATTCACAGTTTGAAAAAAGAAAGTTAACAAAAGAATTTGCAGATAGATTAAATCAAATTAAAGAAATAAACTATTATAAAAAAGTAGGCGATAAAGTTTATAAACAAAAGTTTGGAATGAATGTTATAGCAAATGCAAATGCTAAACTAGGTAAAAGAAAGATAGATAAAAATCTTTTATTTTTATTGACTGATAAAGGGGGTGCAGGATATTTTAAACCTGACAATCCTATAGATAAAAAAGCAAGAGAAATTATAAGAGATAAAAAACTACCACCTGAAATAATGAATAAATTAATCTACATCAAAAATAAATTTGAAGGAAGTGCTTTAAGGAAGGACATTGACAATGAGTAAAGATTTAACAAAACTATCTAGAAAAGAACTAGAAAGTAAATTAGCTAAGAAGTATGGTGTAGATAAATATCTTAATCAGAGAAGCCAACTACTTGACTTATTAGGTACAAAGGGTGAGACTGATATACAAACAGGATTTACAGGTCCTGAGACTGAAGCCTTGTCAATTATATTAGGTGATGCTAAAAAAGCAGAAGGTGGTATTATAAGTTTGGCAGTAGGGTCAGGTGGTGTAGGCTCTGAAGATGATGACGATTATAGTGGTAGTGGTCCTTCTGCAGATGAAACAGGTTCTGCTAATGAAGGTGATATGGGAGCTTCAGGTGGTGCAGGAAATGATGGTAGTGATAATAATGATGAGTCTATTGAAGTTTCAGAAAGAGGAGATGTTTTTGGTGCAGGTCCTACACAATATGGAAAAGATTTTACTCAGCAACAAATAGATGCATACTCAGGAGAAGTTGATAGAAACCCTCAATTAAGAGGATTTTTGGGTAAAAGTATTAAAGATAAAATTGCTGAAAAAAATTTTAATATAGAAAGAAATAAAGATGGTATGATTACAGGAGTATACAGTCAGGCAGGATTACCAGGAGCTTTAGGTGTACTATCAGGTTTGCTTGGTGGACCTACAACAGGAACTGTTTATACTGGGTATGGTAAGGGTGCAGAAATTACAGGTAGTGATGATAATTCTGACGAGCCTTCAGAAATGATAAAGAAAATAGTTGAGGAACAAAAGGAAGAAGACTTACCACTTACTCAAGAAGAGATTGACTACTATACAAGAGGTATGGGTACTGCAACTAAACCTTTAAAAAGTTTAAAGGATGTTAATGAATATATGTCAAGCTTAATAGGAAAAACTGGAAGTCCTACAGGTGCAAAGCTTTCTAAGGATAAAAAGTTTTTAATATTACCTAATGGAAAGATTATCAATCTTAGGACAGGTAAGGTTCAGGAAAGCATGTCAGGTTTAGAATTATTCAGAGGAGGTTTAATCTAATGAAATATAACATGACAGAATTACTAGACCAATTAGTTGAGCATGAAGGTCTAGAGTTAATACCTTATGAGGACAGTCTTGGGATTGATACTATAGGTATAGGTAGGAACTTAGAGCATAGAGGATTGACTGAAGCAGAGTTAGGTTACATAGGTAAAGATATATCAGATATATTTGAATGGGGTATTACTAAAGAACAGGCATACTACTTAGCACAAAATGATATTAAAATAGTTGAGGAAGAGATTTGTAAAGCACATCCTTGTGTGATAGAATTAGACGAAGTTAGACAAAGAGTATTAATTGATATGGCATTTAATATTGGTGTGCCAAGACTCAAAAAATTTGTTAAGATGTGGCAAGCCATACATGACAAAAACTTTGAAGAAGCAAAGGCTCAGATGCTAGATTCTCGTTGGGCGAATCAAGTAGGTAACAGGGCAGTGCGACTCTCTAATGCAATGAAATCAGGGGAGTGGGTATAATAATGTGGGGTGCAGTTATAAGTGGTGTGACGAGTCTTGCTTCTTCTTATATGGAAGATAGAAAAGTAAAGTCAGAACATAAAGCAAAAGTAGAACAGGCAAGAGTCAATGCAGAAATTAATAGAATTGAAAAAGCAGCACAGTCAGACCAAGACTATGACCTTGAAGCTTTACGACAAACAAGATACAGTTGGAAAGATGAATATGTACTTGTCATCATTACCTTACCTTTCATTGGAAGCTTCATACCTAATATACAAGACCATGTTCTCAAAGGATGGGAATATATAAACAAAGCACCTGAGTGGTATCAATGGAGTTTTATGGGAGCAGTTGCTGCTTCACTAGGTATCAGATGGGCTTTCAAGTTCTTCAGTGGTAAGAAGTGATTCGTCTTCTTCTTCCTCTTCCATATCTTCAGGAAAAGCTTTTGACATTAATTCAAGCACCTTGTCTATCCCAAGAATTTCCATACCCTTAACAATTTCTTCCTCTAAGGAATCAGAAGTTATCTCATCTGCATCTATATTATTACCTCTAATTCTAGAGAGCAACTCTAATGCTTTTAATGCAGAAGTTGTTTGTCCTTGGGTACGTGCAACATTGTATTGATTTTCTATTTCATCAACAACGTCAATGCTTGTTGTCATGTTAACAGTTAGTTCTTCTATTCTTTCTTGAATAGCAGTATCTTGTAGTAATCTTGAGCCTGTGTTGTGTGCAGAGACTTGACTATATCCTGCATCCTTTGCGGCTCTTGTTGCATTCCTATGTAGGATATAGTTCTGACAAAACTTTTCATGCTTTTCTTTAAGCAGCATTGTCAATCATCTCGTAGTAGTATTTTTCTTTTGCCTTCAAAGAGTTCTTCCAAACTTCAGAAACTAGTGTGTTAGTACCATGAACCTTGAGAGACATGTCCATATTCTTATCATCAAATAGTTTCTCACAGTCCTGTGCCATTGCAAGCAACTCTCCTGTAGTCCAAAAGTATTCTCCATTGGTTTCCACCTTAAAGTATTTAGGTTTACCTGAAGTTTTTTCTTTTTTCATTTCTTCTGTTACTTCAGGAACTGAGCAGTCAAAACCAAATAACTCAAAGTTTCTAAAGCCAAGTATGTGAGCAATGGATATTGTTCTCATGGCTGCACAAGTTCCACCTGATACCAATGTTTCTCCTTCTTCTATGCCTGTATCCTTAGCAATTTTAAGTTTATCTTTGACAGTCTTATCTCTTAGTGCTTCAGAGTAGGCAGACCAACCTTTAATATTTGCACCTTTTTTTATAAGGTATTTAGTAACTGAAGGGTCAGTCATAGAAGCTACAAGAAAGATGGTGTCCTTGTTTATCTTTTTAAATAAATCTTTTCTTACTACACCATGAGTACTTGTGCCTGTGATAGGTCTTGGGTCAAGTATAGAACATATAAAAGGACTGATGCCATGTTCTAGTAATTTAGGATAGCTGTGCTTAACACAAAAGATTTTAGTGTTAGGTTCTCTAGCTTTCTTTTTTAGTAAGTTAAAGTCTGTGCTTGAACCACCTGAAACAATAAGGGCAGTTTCATTATGTATTCTACCATGCTTCAACCAATTAAAATCTTTAATTAACTTTTTATTTTCTTTTATGTTTACAAATATTTCATCCTTTGGTCTTGAGTCTTTAGGTGTAACCACAATAGGCATACGAGTAATTTCATCAGGTAGTTTTTCTACCTTCTTACTGTTAGCAACAAAAGCAATATGTGTTCTACCACCACCTAGAACTTTATCATTAGAGGGAAGAACAACTTTACCATATGCTTTTATTTCTTTTAGTAATTTATTAACACCCATATTTTTTTCTAAAGGCTTCTGTCCAAACTCATCCTCAGAAAAGAAATCATCAAACACAAGTATAGGAACTTTCTTTAGATTATTATAGTCAGCCTTTACAGTTTCATATGAATGACCACCATCTATAAAAGCAAAGTCAACATTACGAGCTAACTTATTTTTCTTTAGTGTAATCTTAGAGTCACCTTTGTAAAGCTTAAATATAAATTCTTTATTCTTCTCTTTCATTTTTTCTTTGAATTGATTTAGTCTTGTTTCAATAAGCTCTATTGTATGATGCTTCTTACTATTCATTTCTATATCATCAGTAAGAGCAGTTGCTTCTTCAAACAAATCAAAACCAAAATATGTAAACCTGTCTGTGTATTCAAAGGCTGCAAGTGCCATTTCTATAGCTCTGCCACCATTCCATGTACCTACTTCAGTAAGTGTTTTAGGTTTGTAGTGTCTTATAATATCTGCAAGCTGTCTATATCTAGGTAACTTTACATCCTGTGCAAGAGTATTCTTTTTGTTTTTTAGATTACCTTTGTAGTGTATAAAATATTCTGAAAGAGGTGACTGCATGAAGGCAGTAAGACCTTTACAATTTTCTGATAGATTGTTGACTACCATACCATGTGCCTTGTAGATATTAAGAAGTCTTTCAAATATAAAACCATCATGCCATTCTCTGTACGAAATAGTTTCACCTATTGTATAACAACCTCTTAGGTCTGCAAGTATTGAACAGGCATCATGGTACTGTAAGTTAAAACCCATGAAGCTTGTTTCGCTGTAGTCAACATCTTTTCTTCCTAGATGTACAAGACTTGCTTTGTTAGGTAACCACTTGTCAACTGCAGATTTATCTAGTCTCTTTGTAGTAACTGTATCTGCATCAAGCCATACTAACCACTGAGGTTCTTCAGGGTTCTTATTTTCTTCCATCATCTTGAAGGCTCTGTCAGTTAGGGCATACACTTTATGACACCACTTGACTGCATCTAGTCTCCAGTTGTAAGGCATTGTTCCACCTTCAGTACCATCATGCTTCTTCATCTTCTCACGATAGTCAGTCATTTCTTTTACATCATTAAGATGTATATATACAATGCTAGAAGAAGTAGGATGGTCAACCTTTTCAATGTCAAAATCATGGTAGTAAGCATATAGTTTAAAATGTTTTGGATTCCATTTTTCTGCCACACTTTTAAGCATTTCTTTTGCATAGGTATTATATCCTTCCTCGCTGAAAGAAGTTACGAATGTATACATATTAATTTTCCTTTGGTAATATTCTTGAGTTGTATGAGTTGTGTAGTGTATCCCACTCACCTGCGTAGTGAGCATCACATAGTCTCTTTGGTTTCCAACTGTCAAACCAAGGACCACCTGTAGTAAAATGTACATTACATGGGTTTATTGATTCATCAGTCCATCCATCTAGGAAGTTCCACTTAGGATGGATAGAACCTATCTCTTCATCTTCTAGCCAACTAAAGTTATGTAGCCATCTACCTGACTGTTCATTAACATCCTTGATTGTAAGTCTTTTGTTGGCAGGGTGTTCGCAGTTCCATAGTATAAAGCTAGACCAATTCTTTCTATTATAATTAGTCTGTATTTGATTGTCCATTTTAAAAATTTCTTTAGGCTTGTACTCATGCTTAACAACAGAGACTGCATACTCATCAAACTGTCCATACTCTTCAAAGACTTCTGTTATGTCTGCTCTTAACAACATATCACAATCCATAAAAATAGCAAGACCTTTATGAAGATTAATAAAAGGTATTAAGAATCTTGTAAATGTAAACTCACTACTGAAAGGTCTCTTGTCTGAAGAGTCTATCTTCTGATGTTGGTCATCAAGAAAGTAAGTTCTTTTGTAGAGACCTGATAAACGTAGGGATGATTGTTCAAGGGGAATGATATCATATTTATGGGTATACTTTTCTATTGAAAATTTTAATACCTCAAAAGCAATATGTTCTTTAGGGTCATACCCTACATATATAACAGGTCTTCTACTAGTAAACATTTTTACCACTTAAAAAATTGGTCAATTAAATTAAAGTGATTAGGCATGACAGTTGTTGCTCCATACTTTTCTTTTGCAATATCTCTATACTTATTATATTTTTGAGTTGCAATTTCAGAAGCAGCTTCAAACTCTTTCCATGCAGATTTTAAGTCACCATACTTTAAGTCTTCCACTTCTTTTTGTTTAGATTTTATTTCTTCTTCAAGTTTTTTAATCTTATCGTCTGACATAGTATACTCCTTTCCATTACCAGAAGATTTCTTCTATAGGAATTATAATATATATTGAATAGTGAGTCAAGGACTTTTTAATAAAAGTACTCGTCAGTATCTCCAAGCCTTTTATTCTTTTCGTTTTCTACTTGGTAGTACTCTGTACTTACTTTAAAATCAGGCTTCAAAGGTTCTTCAGGTGTGAGGGAATTATCATAGACTCTCATTCTGTTATTGGGATAGAGAGCATACTGTCCATTCACAAGTTCAATTAAATTAAAAGACTTATGCTCTTCAGGCACTTCACTTGTGCTGTAGTCTATTTCATCTGCAAAGGGATGGTAGTTATCAAGGGTGCAGATATAAAATCCCTTGACAGTTCCAAAGTCATGTGTTAAAATTTCGTAGTCCATTGTGGAGATAAACTGTTTATGTATGTTGACTACACCATAGTCCATACAATTCCAAAACTGTAAATTGTTAAGTGGCATATCAGGGTCAGGTAACTTAGGCTTGGACAGGAATGCAGAGATGGGAAGCTTGTCAAACAATGCACCATACTTAGGAAGATATGTTTCAAAGTAGAAGGCTCTTCCAGGTATTGACTTAGCAGTCACCCAGTTACCTTCTACAAATTCTCCATGACCATCCTTGAAGTCTCTTAGATATTCTTTTCTTACCCATACTTTGTTTGAAGGTAGGTTAGCTATTAGTGTTGACATTATTTTTCTTGAATACCTTTCTTCCCTTAAAGAATACTATTGAGTTTATGCAAGTGTTAATGGTGATTGCAATTAACAACCACCACTGCCACCAATCAAGTTCATTCCCCATTATGTTATGTCCACTATCTCACACGAACCTGCAACACAAGCAAACTCTTTACTGCCTGTAGTTGTATCTTCTTTTTCGTAGTCTGATAATTTAGACCAATCAATAGACTTAGGCATTATATTTTTTAACTCCAAGTATTCTTCTCTTTCTACATCTTGGTAAGGTGCTTGCTTATATACATGGTCATAAAAAGGAAGGAAGGAAATGCCTGATACCTCATCAAAGTTTTTATAAACCCATGCTCCTACTTCCATCCACTCATCCTTCTTAACAGATATAGTTACAGAAGGTTTGTGTTCACACCAATGTCTCTGAAAGATTAACCAATAATCTAATTGTTCAATAGCAGTCATTTCAGTTCTAGTTATTGCACCTTCAGGAGACTTAGTAGGAAAGCTAAACACAGTTGTGGTTTCGTGTTCAATACCTACAGAAGGTTCTGAAGGAATGCCTGCATCTTTCATAAACTGTGTGAGTGGGTCTGTGTTCCCTGCTCTTACAGTTCTTATGTAGTATTCACTATGTCTTGCATGAATACCTGATGCACTATCAACCAACTGACTAACTGTACCACTAGGTTTGACACAAGTAATTGCAGTTGACTGAGGTATACCTAACATCTTGGCATACTTTTTATTTGTTTCTACTGCAACATTCTTTAGATTTTCTAGTGTATCTTTTAATGTAATGTTGCGAGGTGTAAGTAAAGGACAGTCAAGTATACCTGTAAGAGAAACTCCTAACAGTCTTTCCTCTTCTGTATTCTGTTTCCATATCTTACGTAAATATTTAAAGTTAGTAAGTGTTGATTGAAGTGTTCCTAATATTGTTGCAACTTCTACTTTTTGTTTTAGAGATTCTATAGTGTCACCTTCTCTACAAACAACTTCAGTTAGGTTACAGAACTGATAAGGTCTTAGAATAATTTCACTACAAGGATTGCAACCAAACTCATGGTCAGCATCTCGTCTACCATTTTCTTTGACTTTGTTTTTTGCTGCCTGTCTATTGAAGATACCTCTCTCACCTGAATTAGATTCATATAGAGACAACCATTCTTTCATAAATGTTCCTATGTTAGGTTTATCTCTATAGGCAACAGAGTTATTGGCTTGACCTCTTTGACCATTTCTTATTATATTTTCTTCAGGTATATCCCACCACTCTCCTGACTTACAATGTCTTATTTGGTCATCATTTAAATTAGACAAAGAGATAAGGGCAGAACGTCTTACACCACCTACAACAACTGCCTGTCCAATCTTACACATGATATCATGGCACTCAATAGGATAAAGTCTTCTGCCTTTTGCATCTTTAAACTTATCTATAGTAAACTTACATAGATTAAGGAAAGGTTCAGGTCCTGATGCTCTACCACCCATAGTATTTAACTTAGCTCCTGCAGGTCTTACTTCAGATACGTCTATTGTAGGTATCTGACCTACATATAACATAGCAATTAACTCTCTCAAAGCTTTTGCCCAACCTGGTCTAGAGTCAGCAACCTTTATAACTGTAGTGCTGTCTTCAAAATGCTCATTAACAATAGGTAGTTTGTCAACATTACTTCTTTCAACAGAGAAGCCTACACCTGTACCACACATAAGAATGTACATACACTCGTCAAAGGCTCTAGGTGAATCTACAGGTATGTAACTGCAGTTGTAGCTAGTTACATTACAATTCTGAAGAGCAGGTCCTGCAGTCATCAATGCCCTCATAGAAGGCATAACTTCTAGACCTAGTATCTTTTGTTCTAGTTTCTTTCTAAGAGAATCTGTTAAAGTTTTACTATGCAATCCCTGCATGTAGTCAAAATATCTTGAGACAGTTTCTGTCCAAGTCTCTCTTCTTTGTTCGTCTTCCTTCCATCTTGCATAGCGAGATAAAGCAATAAAGTTTTGATAGTCTGTTGGTAGTAAGTTACTTTTCATTTTAATGTCCTAACACTGCGTTGATTCGTTTTCTTGTATATTCTACTTCACCTGATTCTAAAACTTTAAATGCAAACTCTCTCATATAATTATGGTCAATGTTTGCATAGTCACATACCATTTTAAAATCTTCTGAGGTAACACCTACAGATGCAAAGAACCATGCCTTTGCCCTGTCTCTTTCAAGTGAGGATGTCTCAGGCTCACCCTTGTAAGAAGGTTTAGTCGCATCAAGTAATGCCTGAAGGATGACACACATATATAATGTTTGTTCAGGAGTTGTTCTTTCTCTAAAGACATCTTCCTCAACAACAAAGTTTAAATTTGTATTTACTTTGTTATCCATTCTTTTGGTATCCCATCACTGAATTTGCAATACTTGAATCCATTCTTCTCACACCAAGTAGCATAAGTCATCTTTCCATTTTTGTATAGCTTCCTATTGGGATTATCAAAGACAAATCGAATGTCGTAATGAGGACACTGCTTTCTTACAAACAGATGTTTCTTTCTGTCCTCTAGTACGAACCTTCCCTTTACCTCTAGGATAATCCCATTACTTAATACAAAATCAGGAATATACTTTTTGGATTCTAGCCATTCATAATTTATGATTAGCTTTTCGTATTTAAATGATACCTTATTTTCTTTTAAGAAGCAATAGGTATTGTACTCTGAATTAGAACGAAACTTATGCTTTGGCATTAGTAATTTCTTCTACATCAGGAGTCTTGTTAACCTGTGTTAGATAACGTACTCCTGTGGAATACTTGAACTTTCTTAATCCTTTGCCTTGATTAGCATCAGACCAACAATGTTCCTTGTATCCACAGAAGACGCAACCTAGTGCAAGTTTTTTATTACCTGACTTGCCATCAGGTTCATCAGGAAAACATTTCTGAGGTGGAGAGGAAGACTTAACAACATCCTTGAGATGTTTGACCCTGTCAGAAGCATTTATCATATGTATACTTTCCACAGGCATGTAAGTAAGTTCTCCTGTAGATTTGTCTATTGCAAGAAAGCCTGCTGAGTCATCACCTGCACTCTCTGCATAGGCACTTATCTGAGATATGTAACCAAATGGGTCATTGGTAGTAAGAGAACCATCCTTAAACTTCTTGAAGCTATAAGATGAAGCACTCTTTATATCAACAAGAGTACCATCTATCCTACAATCCTTATGACCCTTGACACCTTCTATCTCTTCCATCTTCTGCATTTCAGATACGTCATGTCCTGAAGCTTCTGCAAGAAGTATAACAAGAGACTCTAGGATTTCTCCATACAAAAACTTTATTTTAGTTTTAGCATCTAGTTTATTTGGTTTTATATCTGACTTTATATCATACCATAATTGTCTGTCAGGTCTTCCTATTTGAGAGAGCCTTAACGTAGTTACGTCATCTCTCTTCTCAAATAAGAACTTCTCAATAGAGTCCATTACATTTTTGTTAAAGGTTTCTATAAAAGTTTTATCAGTTTTTCTTTTATCTAAACCTTCATCAATAGTCCTGTAAATATCTTGGACTAATGTGTCTACCTTTTTGCTCATAATATATTCCTTTATAAAATTTTCCCACCAACCACAACCCACTTCAGCATTAAGCTTATTTAGAAAGGAATCTCATCAGAGTCTAAGTTATCTCCTGACTTATATCCATCAGGTATGACATCAAAGTCCTCACCTTCTGAATATTCTACAAGATTAATAACTTGGACTGCCTGCAGGTCAGCACCTATACCACTCTTACCTGCATAACTCCATTCATACGTTTTATAAAGGACATTAACATCAGAACCATTTCCAACTAATGTTCCCTTGATGTCTCTCTTTTGAGAGTCTTTTAAAGATGGTGGATTGTTTTGACTACCATTCTTAGAAGTTACTTTTCTCTTCAGGGTAACAAAGTCTCCTCTATCATCATCTTTATTCTTTACTGCTAGACCTGAGTCTATAGCTTTCTTTTTATTAGCTTCATCTAAAGCTAGGTCAATACTCCAAACAGGCTCGAATGTAGTGTTTGGATTTGAAATAGATGCCCAATAGGCTTTACCACTTAATACTGGCATATGTCTTACTCCTTAGTTTGTTAGTGCAATCTTAGTTGCTTGTTAAATTATAACGAATTATACTACACCTCAAAAGGTATGTCAACCCATTAATGTGTTTCATACCAATTTTTTCCTATTTTATATTCACTATCCAAAGGACATTGAACATTCAGTTCTTTCTCTACAAGCTTCATAGCCTTTTGAGTTAGGTCTCCAAACCTTTCAGCTTGGTCTCTACGAACCTCAAATTGGTATTCGTCATGGATAGATGCAACAAGTTTATAATCATATCCCTGTTGCACCTTTAAAGTTATTTGTCGTAACCATTCCTTACAAATGATTGCACCTGCACCCTGTAGTAGTAGGTTCATTGATGCATGAAATTGTCTGACCTTTAGTAGTCTACCATCAATACCTCTTATGAGTCCTGTCTTGGCTACTCTGTCTACCTTATCACGCAAGGTCTTAAGAGCAGGCATATTGGACATAAACTTATTGATAATATTCTTGCCTTCAGTCTTACCACCACCAACTATCTGACCTATCTTATCAGGTCCTGCTCCATAGATTAGAGCATAGATAAAAGTCTTTGCTTGGTCTCTTGTCTTCAGACCTGCAGCCTTCTGATTGGCAGTATGTATGTCACCTTCAACAACTTCCTTTGTAAACTTGGAATCACCCATGTAGTGGGCAAGGCAACGAAGCTCTAGGCTAGATGCATCACAACCTAGTAACACATAATTACTATTGGTAGGTATCCAAACTGACCTACATTCCTTTCCATAGGGAGAATAGGAAGCAGGAACTTGAGCCATATTTGGAGAGTTGTGAGCCATTCTTCCACTAATTGCTTTTAGTGTCATCACTCTACCATGCACCTTACCATCTTCTTGGACTACTTGTATCCAAGACTTAATCTGAGAAACTCTCTTCTGTAATAGAAGATACTGAGCAATCTGTTTTGCTTCAGGAATATCTTTAATTTTTTTCAATGTTCCTTCATCAACAATAGGATGCCCTGTTGGTGTCAGGTTCTCAGGTTTCCAACCTTTCTCTATCAACCTCTTTGATATTTGTTGTCTAGAGTTAGGGTTGAACTCTTCCACACTATCAATCAATCTGTTACCTGTCTTCTCAGAGTATCTTTCTGTAATGATAGGTGGGAATATTTCTTGTAATTCTTTTTCTATCTTGTCTGCTTCTTCTTCAAGTCTTGCACATAACTTATCTGCCTGTTCAATGTCTAGTTTAAAACCATTCTCTTCCTGTCTGTTAACTATGGCTCTGACTTGATGTTCAAGAAGCATTGACTTCTTTGAATATTTTTTTAGTGTAGGTAATAAATGTTTATATAATTTATATGTCAACTCAACATCTTGTATACAATACTTTAACATATCTTCATTGAAGTGAGAGAAGTCATTGTAATCTATCTTACCAAATCCCAATCTCTGTCCCCATGCCTTGAGTGAGTGTCCACCTTCTAGCATAGGGTCAGATAATTGTGAAAGGATAAGTGTGTCTCTGACCTGTGCAAGTTTTATCCTGCTACCTGTCAGCTTGTTGAGTATGGGAGCATCAAATGATATCCCATTATGCATAATAAATATATCTACAGATTCACTCCACTTAGCAAAGTCTTTTAGTGTATCTCCATACCATGATAATACATCTCCTTTATCAATGTCTTTGGCAACAATACAATGAATGACCTTTGCCTTGATGTCATCAGTTTCAATATCTACTACAAATTTTCTCATAAAAAGTCCTCTACATCTGATTGGTTGTCAGACTCAAGTGGATTGGAAATCTCTTTCAATCGACCTGTGTCCTTGTCATATAACAGGTAAGCAGAGACACCTGTCTCACCTGCATATCTATTCTTTAGTACCCTGACAGTTGTTGTATTAGCCATGACAGGGTCTTCTGCTTGTTGGTCTCTCTCTAGTGCAATGACTGCATCTGATATCTGTGCAATAGAGTGTGAACCTCTTAGCATTGATAAGGATATTTCCTTACCCTGTTCCTGACCTTTATCTCCTGTTGCTCTTCTCAAGTGAGATACTAGTAGCATGGCACATCTAGTTTCTTCTACAAGAGAACGTAGCTTAGTCATAAGTTGGTCAATGTTTCTTCTCTCATCCTCACCTTCAATACCTGATACAAGTATGGATAGGTGGTCAATGAGTATGTACTTACAGTCTAGTGCCTTGACCATGTATCTTACTCTGTTAAGTATCTCATCAGTAGTAATAGAACCAAAGTGGTCAAAGCCATAGAACCTTCTAGTACCAATAGTCTTTCTTTCAAACTCTTTTAGTTGTTCTACTGTATAGTTCTTCTGTACTTCCTTGATATACAATCTGTCACTTGCTTCTACTGACATAATATGTAACATAGTTCTTGTTATGTTTTCTTCAAGAGAGAACACACCAATGTTATGTTCAGTATTAGTTAGTAAGTGATGCATAAGTTCTCTCATAAGAGAAGACTTGCCTGCTCCTGTACCTGCAGTAAAAGTAACAAGTTCACCTGTACGCATACCATACAACTTCTCATTGAGTCCATCATAAGGATAAAGACAAGTCTCTGTGTCATCTTCCTCATATATTCTTGATGTAATATCTGCAAGGTTATGTATGCCTGCAGGAGTGTAGGGTTTAGCATTCCAAAAGTCTTGAGTGAACTCTTGCTTCTTACCTTTCATAAGATACTCATTAGCATCCTTGTATCTCATGTCCATGATAAGACACTTGTTAGGTTCAAATATCTGAGCAACTTTTGTGGCTGCTTTTCTTCCATGCTCATCACTATCAAAGCATAACACAACCTTATCAAACTTATTTACATAGTCATAGTTAGCCTTGATATCTTTGAGTGCAGACTGACAACCATTCTTTATTGAAAGACATGCCCACTTAGAACCTTGTAACTCATAGGCAGACATTGCATCAATCTCACCTTCACATATAGTAAGATACTTACCACCATGAGGAAACTTATTCTGTCCAAACAAGACTGCCTTGGGGATGTTACCTTCTGAAGAGAAACCTTTATTCTCTACAAGTCTTATCTTATTACCTATGTGACTATTATTAATGTCATAATAAGGATATATATGCTTGACCACATTGTGATTTCTATCGTGTAAGACTTGGACATTAAAAAATTGTGTAGTCTCTCTCTTAATTGCTCTATCAGGTATACCATCTATAACTCCACTACTAAAATTTTGGTGATTACTATTTATGGATATAGGTTTTGTTACTTGTTCCATATCGTCTCCCTTTGAATAAGTTCTACATGAAAAGCAAAACTTAGTTCCACCTTCATATAATACATTTGCATCAGATGAACCACACCTATCGCAACTACCTTTCTTAACTACTTTTGATTCACTCATATCATTCCTTACTTGTTGTTAGTATCTTTGCAATAGCTTCCATTGCACTCTTCTTAATTGAGTAGTACTTATTATCTATCTTATTATTATAAGCAACTATACATTCATATAAGTCTTTGTCTTTATCATAAGATACTACACACTCAACTTGTTTACCATCTACAAAACCATAGTAGTTATCATAGCCATATTGATTAGTCATCTTCTCCATACTCCTGTTTTATTATTTCATTTATAAAGTCAGTATCACTTTCAATCTTGTCTGCGACCTCTTCTCTAGCATACTTCTTTGCTTCATGGTGAGTGTATCCTTCTTGGATTAACTCCTCATAGATTTCTTTGTAGAGTTTCTGCTTGTCATTATCCCAAAGATTTTTCATAGTTTTCTCTGTTCTTTATAAGTTTATTTAGATACCATTGAGCTTTCTTTAAATCTTCAGTACCATTCTTGTATCTATATCTCCATAGATATTTCATAATGTTACCCTGTAGATAGTAAGCAAACCCTTCATCAGTCATTGCTTCAATAGCATCTATTGTTTCAATGCCTGCATTGTTGTAGTGAGGTGGACTGTTTACCATGTCCTCAAAGGAAGGTAATGTCATACCTTCTCCTATGTCATTAGTCTCTATAAGTTTTTTTACCATGTAATTGTCATACCTTTCTTCCATAAATACACCTATGAATAATTAATTTTCTTTACTACATCAACGTAAGATTCTAACTTATCATTGAAGGTAGGCTTATCCATTAACTCCATCTTGTCAATGGCTTCCCATTCATCATTCGCACTTACTACAAAGGTGTTCTTAGTTATTTCAATTACATTAACTTCCCACCTATTGAGTAGTCTCTTTCTACCCTTTGAAACTTTACGAATCATACCACAGTTTCCTATACATTGTCAATCTCCCTAAAAGTTTTAATTACATCAGATGAAAATAATTTCTGCAAGTTTAGTAGATACATTCTACTTGCATTATGGTCACCACCTGACACACTCTTTTTATAATCTAAGTTATCAATAATTTTACGTAAGCTATTGATATCAAAGACTAATGTACAGAACACTTCCTTGCCTATACATAGATTATGAAACCAATAATCTGCTTCAGTTGTTTGGATTCCACTTGGCTTTCCATATGACTGATACTCTATGGCAATGTTGCCTGTCTTTTGCCATATGTCTCTCTCAGATTTGACTTCAATCTTTTTATCTTGCAACATATCTGCCACAAGTTTTTCCCTTACCTTACCATACTTCAAGTCCATATCAAACTTTTTCCTGTTAGGTTTTGAGGGTTCTAAATTTTCCATTGAGTTCCTTTCTAGTATAAACTTGTGAATGCAAGGATGTATACCATTGCAAATAAACTTAGTAATAAATATTTAATATCTTCATTGCCCATTATACTACACCTTGAGTGCAATGTAAATGCATAGTATAATTATTAATAGTTTACCATAATCAAGGTCATACTTTGTACCTTCGCCATAGTTTACATTAAAAAAATCTATAATTCTATGTAACATTTTACCAATCCCTTCTATCTAAGTCAAAGGCACGTCTTAAATCCCACATGCTCTGCTCTAAGTTTCTTATGTCAGATAAATATAAGTCTTGACACTCAAACAACATCTGTAGTGCTGAACTTACATGCCTTTCAGTTTCTTTAACTGCTTTCATTTGTTCATCAGTCATACCATCAATACCTTTTTTCCTATTAATTTCAATTAATTCAGATTCACTTTTTTTATTAGTCATTATACATACTCCTTGTTGTTATTGTTATACATTTCATTCCATCCATCTAAGTGGATACCTTTTAATATGTGTGCAATCACATCAACTGTCCAACCATTGCCAATCATCTTGTATCTTTGTGAGTTGGATACATGATTAGTGTAGTTGTCAGGTAGTGTTTGTAATCTCTCACACTCAAGTGGTGTAAGCTTTCGCCACATGTCCTTGCTAGTTGCAACCTTTGGTTCTCTATGTCCACCTTGCATGGTGGTAAGTGTAGGTGCTTTACCTTCTTGTGCATACACTCTCTTGATTGAGTCATGCCCTTTGAGGTCAGCAGTACCTACTCTAATCAATCCATCTTTAGACATGGTAGGGTTCTCCTTGAGTACCATAGTACGTTGCTTACGTTCAATACTATTCCACCATACTGCACCATTATATCTTGCAGTAAGGCAATGAGACTTACCACCACTAGTCATCTCTTCAGTCTCATAACCATCTTCAAGTATGTTCTGCATAGTCAAGCCTTTGCATATCATAGGTGGTATAGTTATCTGCTCATAGCTATCTCCTACACGTTTACCAAACCAATACAATCTGTATCTGTTTTGTGCTGATACATACTTAGAGTTCAATGGTTGAGGTTGGAATCCCATGTAATCAGATATTACATCTTGAGATTTCTTAGCCATTCGTACATTCTCTAGCAGTACATACTTAGGTTTAACTATCTCAAGCATCTCCACGAAATTAAAGAACAATTTACTACGTGGGTCATCAAAGTTAAGCTGATGTCCTGCGAATGAGAACCCTTGACAAGGTGAACCACCCATCATCAAATCAATATCCCAATATGCTATCTCGTGTGGGTCTAAGTCTGTAACATCTCCTAGCTGAACAGTATTAGGAAAGTTAGCTTGAGTTACCTTGATTGGATACTTATCAATCTCACTTGCAAAGTAGTTATCTACCTTGAAGCCTGCTCTTTGTAGTGCAATTTGACCACCACTACAACCATCAAATAAACTTAGTACATTCATTGTTAAACTCCTATAATGTGATACTCACCATGCTCATCTATAAGTGTAAGTATGGCTTCATGTTTTGGTGTGCTTGTTTGAATCTCTAGCCTATGAACTACATAAGGTAGTTGCTCCATACGAAACTTAAACTCTTTCATGTTAAGAGCATTACCTTCCACTAGATTTTCTAACATAAGTCTTACTTTTATTTTATCTTTTTGATTCATATCTTTTCCCTTCCTTGTTTGAAGAAATCATTCTGAACCATGAAGTCTGCATATACAGTTATACCAAACTCATAGCCTTGTTTGTAGTAAGGATTTCTACTGTTATCATCTCTACTACCATGAAGTATTGCATCTGCAACACCATCTTTAAAATATCTTAAGTCTTTCTTAGTTAGTATTTCTACTTTAACTAGTTCTGACATAGTTAATTCTCCTCTTTAATCAAGATATAAGAAGCACCTAGTACACCTAAGAAACTAAAGGTATAGATTATGGTAGGAATTAAACCACCCTCATCTACAACGTCTCCTACAGAGATTGTTACACCTATTGTAGAAACTATAAGTAATACTATTCTTGCAAAGTTATAATTTAAATTCATATCTATTGTCCTTTCTTGTTTGGTCTTGTTTTATCAAAGTATCTCATAAAGTAATCTCTTGCAAGATGTTCATGTTTTTCTCCAAAAGATTCCTTCACTTGCTCAATGATTGTTGACATTGCCCAACCTCTAATCTTTGGGTTGGCTTTACCTTCTTTCATTTTAGTTTCAATAAAATTTATCACTTCCATTTTCTCATCTAAGTGTGGTGTTAAAGTCATTGTTTATTTCCTTTCATTTTGTTTTTAGATTTCTCATTAGATAGTTGCAGTAATAGTTTATCTATCTCTGCATCTTGTTCGCTATTGATGTCTTCAAGTACTCTTATTCTTTCAAAGAGTCTTGACTGTTCATCAAGTAGGAATTTTTCTAGCTCAAGGTATGTAGATTTCTCTACCATGTTCAAGGCTTTCTCCTTCCAAAAGTCTGCCTTGTTTTTTTCTCTTTCATACCAAACTTTCATTGGGTTTGTCATTATCTTATCTCCTCTATACGTTCAATGACTACATCATCATAGCCTTTGTCTTTCCACTCATCTGCATCTTTCTTTGCATCATTGTAGTTGGTATAGTAATCATCTACACCACCTACCCAAACTATATATTTGTATTCTTGCATACTACCACTCCTCTATTTTAAAGTTGCTGAATAACTTATCATGGTCAATGTATCTCTTGCCCATAAAGGTTACTCTCTTTTTAAGTTCCTCAAGAGTTAAGTTCTTAGGTGATACTGATTCACCCATCTCATCACATGACATGATAACTGCATTGCCACTTACAATGTAATCATCTATGGTAAAGAAGTAATTGTATTCTCCCAAGTTACCTTCCTCATCAGTCCATATGTCATTACCATTTATTTGGTATGGATACATTTCTAACATGTTACAATTAATTAGTTCTTTTTTATGATGATAATCTACTACATCAGTTTCAACTATCAATTCATTCTTAGCATCTATAAAATAAGCTTTCATTAGTTTTCTTTCCTTTGTTGTTTAAGATACAATACAATAGGCAATTACTGCCCAAAATACTATTGTTGCGACTAGGTCATAACTCATTGTCATATTCCCACTCTCATTTCTGCAATGGCTTGCATTTCTATATCTTCAAACTCTAACCTTTCCATTTCCTTTTTTGCTAGTTGTAAGATACGTGACCTACTAATAGTACCATCATACTCATGCTCCCATTGTATGTAACCATCTGCATTAAAGATAATATATACATCATCTTTAACATCATACTCACAATAGTAGTAGTCATTAGCAAGCATTACATTAGGTGGTAACTGCTCTTCATCAGTCTCTAAGTTATATATTATACCCATTTTATTTTCCTTTCTATATGTAAACTTTAGGGTTACCATTTTGTGTTGAATCCATGTGTATCATACCAACCCAATCTCTTGGAATCTCATTCCATTCTTTAGGTTTGTATTGGTTATCACTCATGCCTTGATGCATGAAGTAATCATCTTCATATGGGTTATATTTTACTCTATCCCAATCAGCAAACTCTTTCTTCAAAGATTCTGATGTGGATACAAAATACTCACTCATATAGCCTACTGCAAAGGCATGAACATTCTTCTTACCTTCTTGTCGCACTCGCTTCTGTCCACCTTTACGAACAATAAAGTTACCTTCAAGCACTACACATTTCTTATGGTCTATCACTAGACCACTCTTGCAATCTTGTATGCTCCAAGTTTTCTTGTGTAAGTTCCAATAAACTCTAACTTTTTTCTTCATTACTTTTCCTTTCATGTTGTTTATACCAATCTAAAGATGCTCCTCTAATTAGATTTGTATACTCTATACCATATCCACTTCCTGCCTTCAATGTTTCTTTATCAAGTAAGTGTTTATGCATATGGTCTATGTTATCCCAATTATCTAATATCTTTTTACATAAATAATCAAATTGGGTATCTTCTAAAACATTCAAATCACATTCATAATATAAGTATGAACTCATTAGATAAATAGGAACTAGCCTATTATTTGAAATGTTATTTAATTCCATGTATCCTTCTCCATGTTACCCAAGTAATTGCTTGTAATTCATATGCCTTGATACCTAGTTTTTTAGATGCTCTAAGGTAGGCTTTTTGTATATCCTTATACTCAGTCTTGGCAATGCTTGTATTGGGTGTAGTCAATCCTTGTCTATCATTGTAGTAAATATTTCTTGCATGACCATCAATGGTAATATCTTGCTCATCTCCACTTATATTTCTAAAGAATGATACAATCTTTTTACCATTTAGTATTGTAATTGTTTCTTCGTAGCTAGGCATTGTTTCAAGTATGTGCCAAGCTTTTGCCTTCATCTTATGATAGGTGCTTACCTTGATGCTATCCATATCATTGCCATTGATAAAGGCAGTACATAAATCTTTAGCATTAATAATATTCCTTTCCCATTTATTGTTTGGTGATAATGCACTTGTTACACCAATAACAATATGAATAGGTAAATCCAATTCTAATGCAATCTTTTTACAATCAGTATAAGCATTTACATACCAAGTTAAACCATGTTTTATTTCACTTGGATTGGCTAAATGATATACTAAAATAATATTCTTAGTTGTAATTGCCATTATTTATCCTTTCAAGAAATGAAAAGGAAGCACATAGTATGCTTCCCTAATTAAGTTTTACTTAACCAAGCTTATGCTTGATTTATGAACATTAAGCTTTTGAGCAAGTGACTCAATAAACTGTTCAGTTGTACACCACTTACCACTTAGTAAGTCTTGGTTACTGTTTCTGAAAGTAACACTTGTTAGGGTTGGTGCATTCTCACTACCATTGTTATGAGAAATAGAGAAAGTTTTAAATCCTTTAGGATTGTATGAATTTTTAAGCATAACATTTTCCTTTCATTTAGTTGTTAATTGCTTAGTAGTATATATTGATTTCTATGTATCCATAGTTCAAATATACTTAGCTAGGTAGGAAAGGGGAAGCCCTACCTAACAAGGTATACTTGGTTTACTTTAACCTAGCTATATTATTTTCTATTGCATCATAAAATATGTCCTCATTAAATCTTGGGTTTTGTGATGCACAATAAACCCTTACCAATTCTATTTCTGAATGAGTATAATTATTCCTAGCAATGATTTTAGTTATTTCTTCAAAATCTCTTTTAGTAGGATTTTTTCTAATCTTGTATTCAAATACGTCATCTCTAATCCACATTGTTTTATTCCTTTCTGATTAGTTGTTATTATATATTGATTTCTATGTATCCATTTTTCTAAATTTGTAGTATTCATCAATTTTTTCTAGTGTATTATGTCTAGCATTTAGTATATTAGATAAATCAATTATATCTACATATTTAGGATTAATAGATAATAATTCATTTAGTAATTCATCAAATACTCTTTTTACTTCTTTTACTTGATAGTTTTTAAAAGTATCTTTTCCAAACTTTCTTGTAATTTCTTCTTCTAGTTTTCCTGTAGTATTCATAATGTTTTCCTTTCTGATTAGTTATTATTATATATTGATTTCTATGTATCCAATTAGATAACATTATTTAATTTACCTTGTTGTATCATTAATATAATAAATCTTTTTAACATATCTTTTTCTTCAATTAGATTAAGCTTCCTATTTCTTTTATTTTCTATTTCGTCATATGGGTAAATAAAACTATCATATAATAATTCTATGTTTTTATCTAAAATTATATTTAATAGTTTATCTTCTTTTATACGTGATAAGAAGGAAGCAGTATCTAAATCCATATCATTTTTATTAGTTATCATAATCATTTATCCTTTCATTGTTTAATGATTTGTGTTTATAAATTTCTTATTAGTATATATTGATTTCTATGTATCCAATATAGTTTTATATAGTTATTTCAATAACTTATATTAATATTGGGTAGTGGGTAGGTAGTAAGTAAATAATGCAATATATAAACTCATTAGATTAATAATAGATTTATGTAATCTTTCTAATCTAAACAGTTTGTTTTATTAAAAAATTTATATAGATATATATTGATTCTTATGTATCCATTTAGAAAAAGGTAGTTTTTTGATAGAATTATATAGAATAGTATCTACCCCTACCAAAAAATCCTAGCTGTATATAATATATATATACCCTACCCCTAAATATTTTTAAAATTTTACAGGACTAACCATGCTCAACCTAGCTAAATGGGTCGCCGCCTGATTAAGTTGATATGAGTATTTATAGTTTGAGTATAAAGTAATATATAATTACAATAGGAGGTTGGGGTCTATCTATTTACCCCCGGAGGTCTAAATAGAAAATAACATACTTTCCTATTTTATACAATAGTGTTATAATATTTTTTATAACAACAAAGGAAAACTAATGTATGAGCTTTTTGTATTAGCATGTTTAATGAATGACCCTACCCAATGTAAAACTTTAGCAGATTTAAAAAGTCCACATGACACACATGACAAGTGTCTAGCAAGAGCCTATGTCATTGCAAGTGAATTACATACTTATATGCCTGGGTATTTTCCAAAAGCATATAAGTGTTTTGATAAAAACAAAGAAGAAGGTAAAATAAATACATAATGGAAGAAAAAACTAATATAGAAAATTACCTAGACTTTAAGATTAACTTAGATACATATATTAATTTAAGAGCAAGAGATGACTTTCTTACATTTGTAAAAGTATTTGCTCCTACTCTTGTATCTGATTTTAAGATGGGTAAGCATATTAAGTTACTATGTAGTAAATTACAGGGTGTGGTAGATGGTAACATTAAGAGACTTATGGTATTTCTACCACCTCGTTCTTCTAAATCATTGATATGTAGTAAGTTATTTCCTGCATGGTATATAGGTAACTTTTCAAACCATGAAATAATGTCAGTTTCACATAGTGACCAGCTTGCTTCTGACTTTGGTAGAACTGTAAGAGACATAGTTAATACAGAAAAGTTCCAAAGAATATTTAAAGGTGTAGCATTACGTAGTGACGTTAAGGCAGCAGGTAAGTGGAAAACAAATAAGAATGGTTCATACTATGCAGCAGGTGTAAGAAGTCAGGTTGCAGGTAGGGGAGCAAACATTGCCTTGCTAGATGATGTCATGTCAGAAGAAGATTCATTTAGTCAGACAGGTAGGAAGTATATCAAGGAGTGGTATCCTGCAGGTTTACGAACAAGGCTTATGCCTAATGGGTCAATTATTATTATTAATACAAGGTATCACTATGATGACCTATGTGGTTGGTTGTTAAAGCAGGAAAAGACTGCAGAGCAAAGCACCTATCCCTGGGAAGTTATTAGTATTCCGGCATGGTTAAATGAAGAAGCAGCAGAGTTACTAGACCTGCCTGTAGGTAGTTCGTACTTCCCTGAGTGGAAATCAGACGAGATACTACGAATAGATGAGCAGGAAATCAGAGCAAGTAATGGTGCAAGGTATTGGAACTCATTATATATGCAAGACCCTTCCCCTGATGATGGTGGTATAATTAAAAAGAAATATATAAACTGGTGGGAGTATGAAGAACCACCTGAGTGTCAGTTTATTATACAGACATATGATACTGCATTTAGTACAAGTAGAACTGCAGACTATAGTGTTATACAGACATGGGGTATATTCCATGATTATGACGAGGACTATGGTCATGCATCTCATTTGATACTATTAGGTAACACAAGAGGTAGGTATGAGTATCCTGAACTTAGACGTATTGCACAGGATTTGTATAGAGACTTTAGACCTGACGTATGTATTATAGAAAAGAAGGCAAGTGGTCAGTCTCTTATACAGGACATGCGTAGGGCAGGATTGCCTGTACTAGATTATCTTCCGGATAAAGATAAAGTTGCCAGAGTATATGCATCTACTCCCATGATGGAAGCAGGCAGAGTATGGCTACCTAAAAATAAAATATGGGCAGATGATTTATTTTCTGAGTGCATGTCATTTCCTAATGGCTCACATGATGACCAAGTAGACTGTATGACTATGGCAGTACACTACATGAAAGACAGTTGGAACTTAACACACCCGGAAGACCCTTCCTGGGAGGATGATGGAAGTAAAAAGGATAAAAGGGTTGCGTACTGGAGGGTATAACAGTATAATGAAGATATTCAAATACAATACTGTAACCTACTGCGTAGAGTGTGGAGCAAAACGATATAGTAAATATTGTAAGTGCAACAGGTTACCAGTAAAGATGGGCAAATCCACAACCACAAAAAAATATAAAAGTCCAATGATAAGGAAAGAGAATGGCAGTAGAAAAGAATCCTAATGAAGAAATAGCTCAAGATAATGTTATTAACTTAGATATTCAAAAAGAAAATACAATGAATAATGTAAGTTTTGAACTTGACCCTGACACAGGTGAATTAGAGGTAGAGTTTGAATCTGACATAGTTGAAGAAATTGAGGAAGAGCAAGGAACTTTTTATGAGAACCTTGCAGACCTTATGGAAGAAGAAGACTTACAGGACATTGCAAATACTGTAATAGAAAAATATGATGCAGATAAATCTTCTAGGTCAGAGTGGGAGTCAATGTTTGAGAGAGGGTTTGACTTACTAGGACTAAAGCTTGAAGACACTACAGAACCATTTGAAGGTGCAGCAACTGCAGTACACCCACTACTTATTGAATCTGCAGTTAAGTTTCAGAGTAAAGCAAGTGGAGAGTTATTTCCTTCTAAAGGACCTGTAAAGGTACAGATACTAGGTGACGTTACAGAAGCAAAGCAAAAACAGGCAAATAGAGTTCAGAACTTTATGAACTATCAAGTATCAGAACAAATGCCTGAATACTTTGATGAAACAGAAAGAATGTTGTTTCATTTGCCACTACTAGGTTCTGCATTTAAAAAAATATATTATGATGATTCACTAGATAGACCTGTAAGTGAGTTTGTACCTATTGACCAATTTTATGTATCGTATTATGCTACAGATTTAAGAAGAGCAGATAGATATACACATATTCTTTATAGAAGTCCTGTAGAACTTGCAAGACAAATAAATGCAGGTATGTATAGAGACATAGACTTACCTGACCCTACACAACCTACTCAGTCAGCAATGGCAGAAAAGATGGACACAGTATTAGGTCTTACACCTTCTACAGATACTGACCCCCAATATACTTTACTAGAACAGCATTGTTATCTTGAAATAGAAGACTATGACACTGCCTGTCCATATATTGTAACTGTAGAAGAGCAGTCACAAAAGGTATTGTCAATTAGAAGAAACTGGAATGAGGATGACAAAACAAAACAAAAGAAAATGTTTTTTACTCACTATAGATTTGTTCCTGGGTTTGGTTTCTATGGACTAGGACTTATACATTTCTTAGGTAACCTTACAATGTCTGCCACTGCAGCAATGAGAAGTTTAATTGATGCAGGTCAGTTTGCAAACTTGCAGGGTGGTTTTAAAGCCAAGGGTGTTAAGGTTGTAGGAGATAATGACCCTATTGCTCCAGGTGAGTTTAAGGAAGTGGAAGCAACAGGCATGGACTTAAATAAGTCTATTGTAATGTTTCCATACAAAGAACCTTCTAGAACTTTATTTGAAATGATGCAGTTTGTTGCAGGTGCAGGACAGAAGTTTGCAGACACAACTGAACAAGTTATAAGTGAAGGCTCTAACTATGGTCCTGTAGGTACAACTATGGCTCTGTTAGAAGCTTCAAGTAAATTCTTTTCTGCAATACATAAGAGATTACATAAGGCACAGAGAGAAGAGTTTAAGGTACTTGCACGTATTGATTCAGAAAGTTTACCCCAGAGATATCCTTATGATGTCCCAGGAGAGTCTTCAGAAATATTTAGAACTGACTTTGATAAAAAGATTGACATTATTCCTGTAAGTGACCCTAACATTCCTTCGTCTGCTCACAGACTTATGATGACAAATATGGCAATGCAGGTAGCACAAAACGCACCTCCGGGTATGTTTAATATGGAAGCATTAAATAGAACATTACTTAATGCAGCAAATATTCCTAACTTGGAAAATATTATGCCAAGTAAACCTAAACCAATGCCACTTGACCCTGTTACAGATATTGAAGCAGCAACTAAGGGATTACCTATCAAGGCATTTACAGGTCAGAACCATGATGCCCATATTCAAATAAAGACTATGTTCTTACAAGACCCTGCAAATGGTGGTAATCCAATAATGCAAAGAGTAAGTCCAATACTTCAGGCAAACATACAGGAACATGTAGTAATGAAGTATCAGGAACAAGTCAATGGTATGACAAGACAGATTATGTCTCAAGCACCTCAAGGTGACCCTAACATGCAGAACCCTCAAGTTATTGAGCAAGTTATGGCTCAGGCTGCACAACAAGTTATGCAGGCAAATCAAGCAATGGCTCAACAAGGTGGTTCACCTGAACAACAAATGGTACAGATGGAAGCTCAAAGACTTGGTCTTGAAAAAGAAAAAGTTCAGGCACAGCTTGCAAAGGAAGCTACTGAGGGTGCATTAAAGAATAGAGACCTTGACCTTAAAGAACAAAAGATTGCCCTTGATGCTTATAAGATAGGAGCAGAAGGTTTACTTAAAGCAGAAGAAAGAGAAAAGGACAGAAATACTGAGCAGGCAATGAATGCAGTTAAAATGCTTGTTGACATGATAAAGCAGGGTGATAGTATTCAAAGTGCAGAAAGTATAAAGACTTCTGACGTTCTTATTAAAATGCTTGAAGATGCAAAAAAAGAAAGAGAATAAATGCTATCAGATGAAATAAGTAGAGCATTAGATAAAGAAATCGAAACAATAAAAAATTCCCTTGCATATGGTTCAGCTTCAGATTATCATACGTACATGAACTGTGTAGGTCGCATTGCAGGTATTGAATGGGCTAAAGCAGAAATTAAAAACATAACTAGAAAAATGTTAGATGAAGAGGATGACGATTAATGCAACAACCAAGTATGGGAGCAGCAACAAAGAATGATATGTGGATAACAGAGGAGCATGTAGAAGACCCTGCAGTACTCCCTACTATTCCAGGATTTCATATTCTTGTAAGACCTATATCAATAAAAGAAAAAACAAAAGGTGGATTATACTTACCTGATTCTGTAAAGAATGACATTGCTTACTTAACTACAGTAGGTAAGGTTCTTACAGTAGGAGACTCAGCTTACTTAGATGAAGCAAAGTTTCCAAAAGGACCTTGGTGTAAAGCAGGAGACTATGTATGTTATGGTAAACATTCAGGTCAAAAGTTTTTTTATAAAGGTACTAAACTACTATTGTTATATGATGACCAGATTTCTATGGTTGTAGAAGACCCTAAAGATTTAGACCCAACATATAACTTATCAAATTAATTTCTTAAGCTTGCTTGCAAAGTAATTGAAATTAATATATAATCAAAAATATGCGTAAACTTAGTTTCGCAAACTATGGAGAAATGAATGACACCAGATAATGAGTGGTCTACGATTGATACTTCACAATCGCAAAATAAAGAAGAAGACAAAGTAGAGTTTGAAATAGAAGGTCAGGAAGAACAGGCAGTTGTAGAAACAAAGCCAGAACAGCCTGCACCAGAAGTTCAAGTAAAAACAGAGACAGAAGAAGTTGTACCTGAGAAAAAACCTGAAGCAAATTCTTCAGGAGCAGAAAAAAGAATAAGACAATTAGTTCGTCAGAAGAAAGAACGAGAGGAACAAATTGAACAACTTATTTCAAGGCAGGCAGAGCTTGAAGAAAGACTAAAGGCTCAACAAAAGGAAGCAGAAACTTCTTTTACCAAAAGTTTTGAAACGACTGAAGAGCAAATTAAAAGTCGTATTGAAATGGCAAAAGATGTTTATAAGCAGGCTTTAGAATCAGGAGACTCAAGTTTAATTGTAAATGCACAAGAAAACTTGAACAATGCTCAGAATGATGCTAATGCATTAAAGATTGCAAAACAACAATATGAAACACAGAAACCTATTGTTACTGAAGCAAAAGAAACTGCAAAACCTACTGCAAAGCCACAGTCAAATGTAAAGTATGATAAGCTTGCATTAGATTGGGCAGGTAAAAATCCTTGGTTTGGTCAAGACCAAGTAATGACTACGTTAGCATTAGAACTAGACCAAACATTAAAAGGAGAGGGTTATGACCCTTCTGAAGAAGATTTCTATAATGAAATAGATAACAGACTTCGTCAACAATATCCTGAAAGGTATGGAGTTGACACTCGTCAGCAGGAAACGACATCTCCTGCTCAAGTAGTCGGAGGAGCATCACGCACTCCTTCATCCTCGTCTAAGGGCAAGAAGGTTAGACTATCTAAAGAAGATATGCGACTTGCAGAAAAATGGGGTATACCTCTTGAACAATATGCTGCAGAAAAGCTGAAGGTTGAAAAATCTGAAGGCGATTATACTACAGTTTACAATAAATAGTGTGGGGAAATTAAAATGACACGAACAAGTACAATGGCAAAATCACGTAATACTGAAAGTCGTGAACTCAATAATAGGGAACAGGATATGGAATTTAGAGAACCTAATATGCTTGAGATTCCAGAAAATGTTTCTAATCGTTTTAGAAACGAGGGCATGGCTCTTCGTTGGATACGTATAAATCTTCGTGGAAAAGACGATTATACAAATGTTGGCAAGCGAATACAAGAAGGTTGGCAATTTGTAGATATTAATGAAGTTCCTGAAATTCAACATACATCCTTCGTGAGGGATGAAGGTCGATATACTGGTGCAGTCTGTCGTGGAGACTTAGCATTAGCAAAAATGCCATTACAAAAAGCAGAAAATCGACAAAAGTTTTACGAGAACCAAAGCTCAGAAATGGTTGATGCAGTTAATCAGCAGTTAATGAGTGGGAATAATTCTCGTATGCCTATTAGAAATAATAGTAAAAGTCAGGTTACTAAGGGTAAGACACCTAGATTTCAAGATTAGTCTAGTGTGTAGTAGTCTTAGTGATTGTTAATTTTAATTTAAGGGAGAAAAAACTATGACTACAAGTGCAGCATTGTTTGGCTTCTCACCATCTCGTAAACGTGGTAATAACCCAAATGCGATTGGAACTAATGAATATCCTATAGCTTCAGGTTATGGTGCAAATATTTTTACTGGTGACCTAGTAAGAATAAATGCAGGTAACTTAGAAGTTATTACAACTACTACTGAAGTAGTTCAGGGTGTCTTCATGGGTTGCAGATATGTTGAGAACGGCGAACAAAAATTTAAGGCATACTTTCCTTCAGGTACTTCTACTACAGATGCCTATGGAATAGTTGCTGATGACCCAAACCAAGTTTTTGAAGTACAGGCAGATGCGTCTGTTACTGCAGGAGACTTGCATGGTTCTCAAAACTTCGGAGTTGTTCTAGGAGCAGGTTCTACATTTACAGGTAAATCTGGACATGGTATAGATGCTTCAACTAGAACTACAGGAATCGCAATGGTGCGTACACTGGATTATGTAAATGAGCCAGGTAACCAAGTAGATGTATCAGCAGAAAGAGCTTTTCTAAAATTAAATACTAGATTAGTTCAGCATACTGACAACTTCTTGACACCTATCGTTTCTGCTCCTGCAACTATTACAGCATATTTATTAGGTTAAGGGGAGGATAAACTATGGCGATAAATAGAGCAAGTATATCAAAAGAACTTCTTCCCGGACTTAATGCTGTTTTTGGCATGGAGTATGGAGAAGTTTCTGATGAGCATAAGCCACTATTTGAAGTTGAAAACTCAGATAGGGCATTTGAAGAAGAAGTATTATTTACAGGATTTGGTACTGCACCGACTAAAGCAGAAGGTGCTGCAGTTTCCTTTGATGATGCTCAAGAGTCTTTCACTTCAAGGTATACACATGAGACAGTTGCACTGGCTTTTGCGATTACTGAAGAAGCAATGGAAGACAACCTTTATGACACTTTTGCAAAATTAAGAGCAAAGGGATTAGCTAGAGCAATGGCTAATACTAAGCAGGTTAAAGCTGCAGATGTGTACAATAATGGTTTTAATGCATCTTTTGTAGGTGGGGATGGACAGCCTTTCTTTTCGGCTTCACACCCAACTATAGGTGATGGTAACCAATCAAATACTTTAGGTGCAACTGACTTGTCAGAAGCTTCTTTAGAATCTGCATTGATTACTATTTCTAAAGCAAAAGATGACAGAGGTATTTTGATTGGTCTTCAGACTCAGTCATTGCATATACCTTCTGACTTGGCATTTACTGCAGACCAAATTCTAAATAGTACAATGTCAACAACTATTGGGGTTAATCCAACAACTGCTGCAAATGGTGCAACAAATGTTAACGACATTAACTCAATCAGAAATCAGGGCATGGTTCCAGGTGGATTCTTTGTAAATAGAAGGTTCACTGATACGAATGCATGGTTCTTAAAAACTGATTGTCCTAATGGAGCAAAAATGTTTGTACGTTCACCATTACAGACAAAAATGGAGCCAGACTTCGATACAGGAAACGTAAGATTTAAAGCTAGAGAAAGATATAGCTTTGGTTTTTCTGACTGGAGAAGTTATTATGGAGCTTCAGGTTCATCCTAATAGATGACTGTAAGTTAATAACTTAATAAAAAAAGGGAGGGATAGCCTTTGCATCCTTCCCTATTTTTTTGTATAATAAATATATTAAGGAGAATTACATGTCAACGAATATTAGAACAGGATTTGTAACAGGCAGTGGAGCAGTATTAGATACTCTTTCAAGTGTAACTGTTGCAGATACAAGAGTAAGAGGTGTGTTTTTTAGTGGTGTAGGTACATTCCTTATTACAGGAAGTCAAACAAATGAAAATGATAGCACTTCAGGAAGTAATATAAAGTTTGTAGGAACTACAAATGTAAATGCAGGAGACATTATGATACCTGATAGTGGTGTAAGAATGATAGGTCCTGTTAAAGTTTCTGCTCCAACTTCAACTGCAACTATAACAGTTTTCTATGGCTAATTATACATATCTAGTAAATGACATAATAGAGACTACAGAGAATGATAACTCTGACTTTACTAGTGCTATACCTAAATTTGTTAATAGAGCAGAGTTAAGATTAACAAAAGACTTAGATGATTATGGTTTAGTTACTTATACTTCCGTTGCAGTTTCAAGTGGTAAGAATATTATTAACCTTCCTTCAGGAACAAGAATATTAAAAAACTTTAACATTAATAATGCAGGTACTAAAATAAATTTACTACAAAGAACTGATGAATTTTTAAATGATTACTGGAATGTAAGTGCAAGCACAGGAACACCTCAATACTATGCACGCAGAGATAACACAACTATACTGATTGCACCTACTGCAGTGTCAACTGTTGATGGAGTAATAGTACATATATCAAGACCTACAACACTAAGCTCTGCATCAGATACAAATTACTTTTCAGACTTTTGTTATAATGCCTTGTATAATGCATCTATGGTAGAAGCTTTATTGTTTATGAAAAACTATGAAGCAATTACTGTATATGAATCAAGATATAAAGAAGAAGTTCAGGCTCTTCGTAACCAAGCAAGAAGAACCAGAAGAGATGATATGGAAACACCTGCAAGTCCTGCAGGAGGTGATAATACAATACTAGGGGGATTATAATAATGGGAATGACTAAAGCTGCAAGAATGGCAATGGAAATGATGAGAAAATCTATGCCTTCTAAATCAATGAGTCAAGCAAATGCTCAAAGAGTTGAAGCTGCAATAAGAAAAAATCCAAAACTTTATAAAGGACTATCTCCTTCTGAAGTTTTAAAAATGCTACCACCTAAAGGAATGACAGGTAAAGTTGTTGGTACACCTATAACAAAAGGAAAAAGAAAGAAAAAAGCAACACATGAACTTGTATATGAAGATGATAAGAATTATCCTACAATGAAAAAAATAAATAAAAAACCAACACATGAACTTGTATATGAAGATGATAAGAATTATCCTACAATGAAAAAAATTGTAACTAAAAAGTTTGTAGGTGGTGCATTAAAAACTATTAAAAAAGTTGGTGATGCAGTAAAGAAAAAAATAAATAAAAAAGATTCTAAAGGTAATACTGTATCTATATTAGGTAAACCTAGTCCTAATCAAATTAAAACTAAAAAAGCAACTAAACAACAAAGAACTACAAGAAGAGAAAAAGCAAAATCTTTTGGTAAAGGTGTAACAACTACTACAGGTATAGGTCTTGCTATTGAAGGCTTAAAAGGTAAAAAGTCTCAAACACAATCAGACCCTACACCTAAAACTGTAAAACCATTTACACCTAAATCTACTGCAATGCCAAAGCCTAGACCTAAGAAAAAAATGTACATGAAGGAAAGGTCAGGTAAAGACTCTAATGTAGAATTTGCAGTAGGCAAAGCTAAAAAGAAATTATTTGGTGGTGGTAAAGTAGGTGGTATGAAAGCAGGACCTGCAACACCTAATAGATTATACTAGGAGAAAAACATGGTAGCATCTAAAATATTAAAAGGTATAAAGACTTTATCAAAGGCTGAAAAGAAAGCTAAAGCTCCTAAACCAAAAGGTATTAAAGAAGGTAGTTCTGAATTTAGAGCTATATATTCTAAAAAGTTTAAAGAAGCTAAAGATAAAGGTCAAAAAAGAATAAGCATTAATAATGTTATAAAAAGGTCTCCTGATGGTAAAGGCTATCAAGATAAACCTAAAAAAGCTTTTTATATGGTTGAAAGAAGTAATAGAGCAAAGAAAAAAGATTTAACAGGTCTTACCCCTAAAGAAAAAATGCAAAGAACAGCTATGGTTTCTGATGCTAAAAAGAAAATAAAAGGTTTAAGAAAAGATACTGAAGGCACAGGAGAAAAATCAACAGTTAAATTAGCAGATAGAGTTATGGTTCTTAGTCCTAAAGCTAAAGGAAAGTCTGCATCTCAAATATTAAAAGAAGGAAGAGTAAGTCCTGCTACTAGACAATATGTAAATCCTAATCTTATGGAAAGTGTAAACTCACCCTTAACTCCTAAGATGAGTAATGAAACAAGACGCATGAGAAGAATGGCTCAGTTAAAAGTTCTTCCTGAAAAATTTTTTAAAAGCAAATCAGAAGAGTTAGATGTTGTGCGAGGTAATATACCTCCTGCTTTAACATCTTCTCAGATAGCAAACAAACTTAGAGAGTCTGTTGCAAGAGGAACTCAAAAAATTAAAACTGATAAAGGGGTTGAAGAAACACCTGCAGTTGCAGCCACAGAACTTAAAAAGTTTCCTAAAAGAAAAACATTAAGCATAGGTGACAAGCTTAAAGGCACAATGGCAACTGAAAAAAATATTAAGAAACAAATTCTTAAAATTAACAAGGGTGACTTTGGAGGACCTAATAAGAGTTTTGCAAATAATTTAGTTGCTAAACAAGAAAAACCAAAAATAACAACTAAGACAATGTATTCTCAAAAAGAGTTAAATGCAATGTCTCCTGAAATAAGAAAAAGAAAAACTGTTAAAGGTTTACTAGAATATCAAAAAACTTTTAGTAAAGTAGAATTTAAAAAATTAAATGAAACTTTGGCTAAAGTAGAAAAAAGTCTTATGTCTAATCCTGCAAAGGCAACTCTAAATGATTTAAAAAATAGACCTTTAATTAAAAATGCTAAAAAAGGAAGTCCTTATGCATCTATTAAAAATAGAGTTAGTAAATTAATTGAAAAGCAAAATCAAACTAAACCTAAATTAATAGGTAGTTTAAAAATGAAGCTTGATAATTTAGCAAATAGAAAGCCTGCAGCAAAAGGTGTAAAAGAAAAGTTTGGTGTAATACCTAGAAAATCAGGTGGTATACTTAAAGCAAAAGCAGGAACTAAAAAGAAAACTATAGGTAAAAGTAAACTTGGTAAATTAAAAGGTGCAATGCTTTCTCTTATGCCTATGGGTGTATATGACAGTATTGATATGATTGACACTGCAATAAGAACAGGTGTACCATTTAAGTCAGGTACTAAAGGAAAAACAATACGTGGCTGTGGTCAAGCAATGCGTGGCTATGGTAAAGCAATGAAAAAGGGGAGCAAGTAATGAGTATAGGAACAGGTATTAAAGGTACTTTATCTTTAGGTAAAGGTCTTGGCAAAACTATAGATGATGCTTACAAAAAGTATGTTAAAGGTGGTGGTAAAAAAACTAAAAAGGTATTTAGTGCAGAAGAGTTATCAAAGAAAAAACAACTTGAAAAAGCAAAACAAAACAGACAAATAAAACAACAAAAGTCTAAAAAAACAGAAGTTGTTAAAAAGGGTAAAAAGGTATATGATAAACCAATAGGTCCTCAGCCTAAACCTAAAAGTGTTAAAGTATACGATAAACCAATAGGTCCTCAGCCTAAACCTAAAAATGTTTCTTCAAAACAAAACCAGATTAATAAAGCAAAACAAAACAGACAAAATAGACAAAAGAAAACAGTTGCTAAAGGTAAGACAGTATACAATAAACCTGCAGGACCTTTTCCTAAAGTTTATAAAAAACCTGCAGGACCTACACCTAAGCCTACAAGCTTTCTAAAAAGAAACAAAGGTAAAATTGCAGCAGGTACAGCATTACTTTCAACTGTACCTTTTCTTATAAATACAGATGATTCTAAAATAGGTGCAAAAGAAAATAAAAAAGTAACACCTTCTAAAGATATAGGACCTGACACATCTAAAATAACAAAACCTACTACAGCTAAAGTAAAGAAACAAACACTACCTCAAACTAAAGCTGATGACTACACAGGTAGGTTTATAGATAAAAAAGGTAATGTTGCATATGATAGCTTTTCAGATTTCTTAGCACACATGACAGGCAAGCCTAAGAAACGAGCAATGCCTAAGAAAACTGCAAGAATAATAGGTACAGGTAACAAGCTTAAAAGAAAAGAAGCAGATACTAAAGGTGCAGGTAAGGGTGTAAAGTTTAAGGCATTTAAAGCAGGCACTAAGGATAAAACTATATCTCAAAAACAATTAGATAAAAATGCTAAATATAAAGCTTCTAAAGCATATCAACTTAAAAATATGGAAAAAGTTGGTTTAATGGATATAATTAAAAATCCTATAAAAGCTATAAAGAAAAGTTCAAGTAATGTAACGACAGCTAGAAGAAGAGCAAAGCAAGTTGCAGCAGGTGACCCTATCGCAGAAAGGAAATATGGTACAGGAAAAAGAACTGGGGATAAAATGAGCTATATGTATCCAGAAGGAGTGTTAAAATTTAAACCTGATGGTTCAGTAGAAAAACCTCTTAAATCATATAAAAGAAATCCTAAGAGTAAAAATAGAAGTGGTTTTGAAGTTACTAATAAATCAGGTGGAGGATTGATTGCAGGTTTATATGACAAGCCTGAAAAAGCTGAAACATATAAAGGAAATACATCTTCTGCAAGACAGGTAAAAGGTTATGGTAAAGCAAGGAAAAGACCCTAAACTAGGCACAGGTAAAAAACCTAAAGGTTCAGGCAGAAGGCTGTACACAGATGAAAATCCTAAGGATACTGTTCGCATTAAGTATGCAACCATATCAGATGCTAAGGAAACTATATCTAAAGTTAAAAAAATTAATAAGCCTTATGCAAGAAAAATACAAATACTTACAGTCCTTGAACAACGAGCCAAAGTATCTGGGAAAAAGGAACAAGCAAAACTTGCCAAGCAAGGAAAAGAACAAATAAGGAAGAAGTATGGAAAAGCCTGATAAATGTGAAACTTGTAAGTGTTATGAGTGTGATTGTGAAGAATGTAACTGTGAATGTCATATACAAGAAAAGAATGAGGAGGTACAAGGAGTACCTGTATAAATAAATGATTGAGTTTGTGTTAGTGTTTATGATGGGATTAAGAGTAGTAGACCAAACACAAACCTTCCAAGATATAGATAGATGTTTGTATTTTGCAGAAAGACTACATAACCAACCTTCAATACCACAAAAGGAAGGAGCTAATCTACAAATAACAGCATATTGCAAACCCATAAGGAAAAACTAATATGTTAGCAGAACTAGCCGCAGCAAATGCCGCATTCGGTATAATAAAAGAATTTATTTCTAACGGCAAAGAACTTTCAGGTTGTGTTCAACAAATAAGTGATTTTGTATTTGCAAAAGAAGAAATAGAAAAAAGTTTAAAGAAAAAGAAATCTAAAGGTATAGGAGGTACAGACTTAGAAGAGTTCATGGCTCTTGAGCAAATAAAAGAAAAAGAAGAAGAACTCAAGAAGATTATGATATATCTAGGTAGACCTGGACTATGGCAAGATTGGCAGGCATTCCAAGCAGAAGCTCGTAAATCTAGACGTTATCAAGAAAAGATGGCAGAGAAACGTAAAGAAGAGTTGATGGAATATGTTGGTTATGGAATTGCATTTATAAGTGTAATATTTTTTGCAGGATTGATGGCATGGTTTGTAGGTAAATGGATAGGAAGATTTTAGAAACACCTTGTATAGGAGTATGCAAATTAAAAGATAATATATGTATAGGATGTAAAAGAACAATAGAAGAAATAAAAGAAGCTTATAAAGGAAAGTAATATGTCTACTGCAGTTAAGAGAGACCCTAAGAAATGGGAAGCAGCTAAGGCAAGAGCAAAAGCAAAGATGGGTGGAAAACATTCTGCAAGAGCTATGCAACTCGCTGTTAAATATTATAAAGATTCAGGAGGTACATATTCAGGCAAAAAGAAATCTACTAATAAGTTGTCTAAGTGGACTAAACAAAAATGGACTACTAAGAGTGGTAAGAAGTCTTCTGAAACAGGTGAGAGGTATTTACCTAAAAAAGCGATTGACACTTTGTCGAACAAGGAATATGCAGCAACAACTAAAGCTAAAAGAGAAGGAACTAAAAAAGGTAAACAGTTTGTGAAACAACCTAAAAAGATTGCAAAGAAAGTTAAAAAGTATAGGATGGCATAAATGAATAAGTTTCCAGGAGTTAAAAGATTACCATCAGGAGGGATAGAGTATCGTGGGAAAAAATTTGCAGGATTTAATAAACCTAAAAGGTCTGACAGAGCAGGTAAAAAAGGCATGGTCTTGGCTAAGGAAGGCGATAAGATTAAGCTTATACACTATGGTGATTCTTCAATGGGTCACAACTATTCTCCAGAAGCTAGACAAAGTTTTAAGGCTCGCCACAAAAAAAATATACAAAAGGGTAAGATGTCAGCAGCTTATTGGGCAGATAAAAAATTATGGGCAGGAAAGGGCAAAAGCAAAAAAGCACCGCCTAAGAATCAAAAGCACGTCAAAGGAATCAGAAGAGCATAAAAGAAAATGGTATGACTGGTTAAGAGGTAAGTAATGGCTATTAGTAGAAGTAGTATCTCACAACAAATTAAAAAGCCTGCTACTAAAAAAATTAAAAAGAAAAAAATAAAAGGTAAAAAATAATGGCAGTATATAGTTCAATTACAAGATTTGGTAAACACGAACCCTTTTATTTACAGGTTGCTAGAGAACAAATATTTAATCATAAAAATATTTTTAAATTTGGTAATAATACAAGTGTTGGAAATACTTTAGAAACAGTATGGGCAGAAGGTGGTCTTTATAGTTATCTAACTTCTGCTTCTGTACTAAAAGTCTCTAGTTCTTCAACTGC